GTTGTCCGGCTCCTGCGCCTTTTTGATGTACTTGTGGATAATTTCCAGCACCTTGTCGATGGTGATGGCTGCAGCGCACAGGCTGCCCAGGATGCCCAGTACCCACAGCAAAGCTTCTTTTTCGGTCATTTGCCCTCCCGAAGACGGGTCAGACCCTTCTTGCGGATGATTTTGGGGTAGTTGATGGTGGTGACGTTGAGGTCTACGTTGCCCGTGATGCCCGGCACAGCACCCTTGCTGGTGTGCTGGTGAGCGTTGTAGTTAAACGTCACGTTGGGCGTCTTGCCGGTGTAGTCGGCCAGCCAGACGTCCCATCGAGAGGACAGCCGAGCCATGTCCAGCTCATACTTGTAACCGGTGTAGGTGTAGAGCTGGGCGTAAAAGCCCATCCGCTCCACCTGTTCCAGCGCGTAAGCGGTAAGATTGGACAGGTCAAGCGTGGACAGCTGCTTGAGCTTGTTCTCCTCCACGTCCACGCAAACGGGGAGAGAAAACTCCTTGCCGTACACCGCCTGCCGCAGCAGGGCAAGCTCTGCATCGGCCATCGCCTCGCTGGTGGCGTAGGTGTAGTAGTACACGCCCACGTCCAGCCCGGCAGCCCGGGCATTGCGGTAGTTGGTCTCAAAGGTCGGGTCGATATACAGGCCGTCCGACCGCTTGGAGAGCTCGTGATTTGTGGATACCGTCTTGAGCATTGCCCCCTTGTAGCCCGCCGCTGACACTTGCGCCCAGTCGATAAGGCCCTGATACCGGCTCACATCCACAAAGCGATAGGGCGGGTCACCCTCCCAGCCGGTTACAGCCTCTGCCCCGGGGGGTTCGGGAGGCTCCGGTGCGGGCTTTGCCTCTTCGGCATCCTGCTTGTCCCCCGGGCCAAAGATGGCCCGCACCAGCTTTTCCAGCAGCTCCAGCAGTTTACTCATTGTAGTCCTCCCCCGTGATCTCCTTGTACTGCTCTGCGGTGATCTCGTCCTCGGCCACCCGCTTGGCCAGCTCCCGCTTGACCCCGGGGCGACGGCTTGCGGGCATCTCTGCCCAGGTCTTGGTGCCTGCGGCCAGTCTGTTTGCCCAGATTTTATCCATACTGTACCTCCTTACTTGTTGACGGCGGCATCCAGCTCGCACAGTGAGTCCTCGATAACCGCCATCCGCTCCTGTGATTCCATGTCCTGCTCGCACATGGCGTCCTCGATCCCCGCCACGAGGCCGGGCAGCTCTCTAAGCATCCGCTCCTCTTCCAGCTTTTTGTGGAGTTCTTTCAGGCTCTTATCCATCTTGCAAAGACTCATCCGATAACACCTCCGATCATGGTGATGTTGCCACCGACGCCGGAAGCTCCTCGGGCAATCGTCACCTTGTAGTTAAAGGCCGCTCCCTTGGCGGCGGTCTTGTTGGTAAAGGCGTGGTGGACAAAGGCCCGGCTCTCGCCCAGACGTACATCCGTGCATTTCTCCCACACCGGGGCCTCGTCCAAGGCGTTGTTGGTCATCTCCACGGTCAGGCCCATGTCTGTCGGCAGGGTGCCTTCCAGCGTCATGGATGCCACCGTAATGGTATCGTCCGCCGTCAGCGGCTGGGCCAGCGAGAGGACGGCACGGGTCACGTTTTTGGTAAAGGTAGCGGTCCACTCTGTCGTGGTCTTTCCGTCGTCCGCTTCCAACACCAATTTGTTCTCCCCGTTGAGGACCTGCTGGAACAGCGCCTTCTCGCCCAGTGCCACGCCGCTCTCGCCCACATCGGAAGTGATTTCCGGCGGCTGGTTTTCCGTAGGGAAGCCGTCTTTGTCAATGTACAGCGTCTCCGGCAGGGTGAAACAGGGAAGATAGCCGATATTATAATTGTAAGCCTGTTCAAGATTGAAACTAGCCCCACTTGCGCTAATTACGTACATACCATTGGCAAAGTAATATATACTATCGCCGTCGCTATCGGTACGGTGGCCCGTATAGGCTGGTCCAGGGCTTCTTGTCCAAAAGGCACCATAAGAGCGTATGGCTGCTAATCGAGTACGTGCCGCAGTAGAAAGAGTCGTACCGTCCGAATAGTTATAACTCCCAAAGCGCGATACCCCCAATTCCACTGACGAGATTGCAAAAAAGCTAAAGCCAGCACTGGTCACATCCATATTATAACTAGGACTGCTGTTGCCCAAAGGATTATGCAAGCTGTTAACATGGATTTTCGTACTCCCAATCCAGCTTTTCACAGTCGTTGTGAAGTTGGCCAAATAAGTATTCCTATAATATGAACACTCCAAACAGCTGGGCCAATAAGAAGCGTCGGACCTACCATTTCCTGTTCGTGTGCCTTTCGTCGCCGGACTCTCCCGGCAAAACAGCGTTCTCCCATTGCCGTTCAGGCCCGACTCGTAGTTGTGGGCCAGCACGTAAAACTTGACTTTTGTGCTGCCTTCCATCAGGTATACAAAGCCATCGCCGATGGCCAAGTCTTTAATCTGCATATTTCCTCACCTCCTCAAAATTCCACTCTGCTCATCGCCTTGTTCCACACTCCCTCAAGTGCCACGCCCTCCAGCGTGTCAAAGGCCGTCATAAAGGCGCTGCCATCAACCGGCGTGCCAAGGATCATCTCCAGCATCCGCAGGCGCACACCGGCGGCAGAGGCGTCCGCCGCCGCGCCGGAGAGGGTGAGGGTCTTGTCGGTCTCGATTTTGATAGCGTTGATGCGGTCGCCGGTGGCTTTGGCGTCTGCGGGTGCGCCCGAGATGGTGAGGGTGGGGTCGGTGCTCGCTACAGCAGCCGCCTTGTCGGCGCTTTTTTTCGCTTCTTCTGCGGATGAGGCCGCAGCGTCTCTGCTTGCGGTTGCAGAGTTTGCGGCTAATTCAGCAGCGTCTTTTGCGGTTGACGCAACGGTTGCGGCGGCTTCCGCCTTTTCCCTTGCGATGTCAGCCCCTGCAACATCACTCAGAGTGTTGAGGGTGTTGGCGTTCATTGGAGTCCCCTCGACAACAGGTTCGTCATTACGAATCAAAGTGATGATTTCTGATGTGCCATCAGATTTCATCATAGTCCAACGCCCGGGATATTTTGCCTTTCGGTCAACAAAGTGCATAATAGGGTTCACCTCCGCATATTGTATCTGAACAATAAAGTAAGTGGTCTTTTGCCATCGCTTCAATGTCAGACAAAACTTTTTCTACTTGATTGATAATCGCAAAATGATAACTCAGCGCCTCGGGAGTTTCCGGGGTAGAACTTTTGCCACTGCATTTGGAACGAATGGCTTTCACGTTATCAATCCACCGAGTGGCATCCGCAACGGTCAGATAATCATTGATTGTCCAACCAGCTTCCACAGGAACAGTTAAACCGACCGTCCCTGAAAAAATAAGCTTGCTGTCGTCGCCGTAATAAGCGCTTCCATTTGTAATGTTGACGTAGTCGTTTGCGACAACCCATGATGGCTCGACAGAGGGCGGGTAGAAGTTGTTGGAGGCGGCGAAATAGAGCTGGTATTCGACGCCCTTTTCCAGCGCGAAATCGCCCATGTCCAGCGCCACGTCGTTGTAGCCGCGGATAATGTCGATGAACTTGTCCACTAGGGCGGTCGTGGAGTCGTACTTGCGCAGGACGGTGCGCATCGTGCCCGGCACATAGCCCTTGACACGGAATTCCAGCGAGCGGAGCCGCAGGTCCGCTTTCTTGGCCGTCAGCGGCATGAAAAACTCGAACTTGGCGGGATAAGTGTCCCATGCAGGAATGTCGCCGCTTTCATTTTTCGCAGTAACAACTTGAATGTTTTGCTGTACAATCCTTGCAGAATAAGGTGCGCCAACGATTTCGGCGAGTTCTTTGATTCCGTTTTCAATGCGGTTGTAATCCGTATAGCTCAGAGCGCCCTTCATTCCGGAAGCCCATTCTTGCTGTTCTTCTTCTGTCCATGTGCCAGTTCTTGCCTTTGCGGTCAGTTCTTTTACCCGGTCAACATCAGCTTGCGTTCGGTCTGTAATCCACGTTGCCATATTTCACCTCTTAAAAAATCAGTTTGCCGTCAGCGTCAATAGCGAGAGACTTTGGGACGGTAAATGCAGGGTGAACAACATTGTCATACTTACGGAGGGAATCGTCATTCGTAGCGTAAGAAATCGTCTCTGCGTTGGTATTCACTTGTAACGTAGAATCATACACGGCGTATGCATTTACAAGTTTGCTGACCAACAGAGGTCGCCAGTACTTGTTGGCGCTTGAACTTGTGCCAGCAATATCACGAAGCATCTGAAGCGAGTACAGGTAAGGAGTTCTCGTCCAAATGGAACGTCCTCTGCTGGAGCCCTCCATGTCAGAGGCAAGCATCGTTTTCAGGATTCCAGATGCATTTTGCAGGGGAGTACCCTCGTTGTGCTTATAGCTCGGGCTACTAGTTGTCCAATTCGGAGCATCAGAGCCTTCCGTGTCGTATCCAAACTCGTGGTAAGAAAGCAGGAAAATGCTTTTTGCCATCGTAGTCACTTTGCTGCTACCAGAATTGCAATAAGAGTCAGAAAAACCGGGAGTATAATAGATGGTCGTCTTATCAATAGCTTGCTTCTGGGCGGAGCTGAACGAGTTGAAGTACTCTCCGTTGAGCCAGCTGTTTACGCTGCTGCTGGCGTAAGTAGACCATGTAGAGCTCCAAGCCATGATGGCTGCATAGTGTTTTCGAACCAGAAGAGTTCGCCCGGCTCCATTCAGCTCGCTTTCGTAGTCATGCTTTGCAACGATGAACTCGGCCACGTTACCGCCTTCATCCATAAGGACGGTGCCGCCCTCTGCAACATCAAACAGATTGTACGCTGCCGTAGCAAAGGAGCATTCCGCGGAGACGCCACCTGCCGAGGCTGTGACAACAGCCTTACCCGGGGAGTTCCACTTGACTTGACAGGTGGATTTTCCTTCTGCGTTTGTCAGAACGTGGATAGAGACGATTCCCTCAGGAGAAGCCGACCAGTTGATTTTCGGAGAATCAATAGAAGCAGGGGAGAGGGTGGCAGACAAAATAACGGAGTCGCCCCAGCCAAGCTGTTCACTGGTATGGTCAAGAGACATGGCCTGAGCATCTGCCATCATGTACCCTTCGACAGTGCCTTTGAAACACCCATTGAAGGTGTACTTTACATTGGTTGTCAGCAAGACAGCGTCGTAATTGAACTGATGGTGAATCTTTACAATATCAAGAGCATCAATAGTAGGGCTTGCCCGATAGGTAAGAGAAGCCTTGCGACGGTTAGAAAGGACTCCATAAGACTCCGTAAGGGCGTTCCTGGATTTTGCAAGGATGTCCTTTGTGAGCATAACATTGCTCAGAGTCTGGCTCACGCCTTTGCCCGAAGGATTTTCAGGATAAGCGTAGGTGGCATTTCCTACGGTGGTCACTACGTTAAGCATATTCTGGGCAAAGGTGATTTCCGGCCAAGAATAATTGTTCAGTACTGGAATGTCCAACACGGGGTTGGAGGCATCGGAGCCGTAGACTCGGTTGATTTTTATCACGCCATCACGGGTCTGGTACAGAGCCATTCCAGCCGCATTGGCCGCAAGCTGCAAAATATCAGAATTGTGATAAGTAGACTCATCGCTTGTAATGTCGGTGGAGTAATTTTTCAGTTCATCCGAAATATCAAAGGTAATTTCATCCGCTTCCAACAGCTCCAAAGCATCGTAGCACATCTCATAGAGCGTGCCGTATTTTCTTCCGGTGTACTTCGTGCTGGATAGATACAGGAAAGCGTCTCGCGCCTGAAAGGATGCCTCAATGCTGTTGGCAGGGACGCTCCACTCTGACAGGAAGAACATTCCTCCGCTCACCCATTCGGTCTTCCCGTCAACATCCATTCCATAACGAACAGTGACAGGCTGGCGCTCATAGATGTACTTGTAAATTCCTTGAGGGTTTACGGAGTCCCATGTGCGGTCGCTGTTATCAAGGCTAAAGGAAATCGACTCCTGAGAAAGCTGCCCGGAGATAGGGTCTCTGGCAGAAGAATGGCTGTAAGACAAGATTTTGGTCTTGTCAAATACCAGATACCTTCCGATTTTCACTTGCTCGATCCTTACTCTTCGGTCGGGGAGACACCACTTTAGAACTTCAATCTCTACGGCATCAAACCCGGAAAGCTCAGCCTCAACATCAGAACGGACGGATTTGTTTCCGTTCACGGTCACAGTTTTTAGCTTGCTAGTTCCAAGGTATGCGCTGACCGAAAAATCCGTGGCGTACTCCCCGAATACTGTAGACCAGCAAATCGAAACGCCAGGAACGGAGGACTTGTTTTCACTTGGAAGTTCAAGCCGGATAACAGGATGGTTTGAATCGTCAAAAATCTCGGCACTCAAAAAACCAGTAGTTCCATACGGAGGAGAAGAAGGGACGATGCTACAGCTTCCATCAAGAACAGTAAGATTGGGCTCTCCTGTAGAATACCTCGAAATGGAAGCGTTATCAGAAAGTGCAATATTATGAAAGGTGGAGAACGGGGCTGCCGATGACGTGACGATGGTAGCTTTTTTATTGATGCCTGGCTCAGTGATTCCGCAGGTAATCTCCACAAAAGATTCCGGGACGAGGGTTTCATTAAATTTCTCTTTCCACTTATCGGAGACTTCAACCATGTATCATACCTCCACAAGAGAAAGTTTGCACCCTATCCACCCCATCACACCACCGGTTTTCGGCCCTCTACGCCACATGCCGCCGGTGCGGTCGGAGACATACATCTGACGGGTGGTATAACCAGCTGTGGCTTGGTTATAGAATTTAACAGTGCAGTAAAAATTCGTGGTAAAAAGGCTCAAGATGTCGGCCCACTGCCGTGCGGTGAGGTAGTTCCAAGACATGGAGACCTTTGCCACATCATGTCGCACGACAGAACCAACAACCTTTCCCTGAACATTTCGGCCAGAGTCTACGATAGTACTAGTCGTTCCCTCATAAGAGGATGGTTCCGGCAGCTCTACGCCATTCACCGTAACCAGGGCAGGAATATTGGCCATCTGAACCATCCTTTCTTAATAGGAATAAACTTCGGTACCCATAATAGACACGCCACGTTCTTTCTGGGTCTTTTCAACAGAAGCGGTGAGCTGCTTGCTATCAAGGTACACTCTTACATCTCTTCCATCAGAGATTTCCTCTCCATACCGCTGCCAGATGTCGAGGAATGCATTGTAGCAGCCGTTGTACACAGCATCTCTCATCTCTTCGGAGTTTCCACTTGCGGCAGAATAAGTGCCACTATAGGAAGAGCTGGATGTCGAGGAATTGTAGCTAGAGCTTCCAACATACTGAGATGTATCGCTGTAACTACTGGTAGAATGGCTACCACCAAGTTTTGATACGATTCCAGCGATTGCAACACCAAGGGCGGCGGCAGCAGCAAGGGCTACGATTCCAGCGGGAATGCCAAAAACCGTAGCGCTGAGGGCGGCGCCCACAGCAGAAAGCATTCCCGCCACTGCGGTTCCGATGGTGCTTACCAGCCCGGCAAACCCAGCGAAAATTGTCGGGAAAGAACTGAGCAAGCCGCCAGACAGCGCAGCGCTGATTGCTTTAGCAGCCGTTGCGAGAGGAGACTTCACGTTTCCGAAAGCCTGCGTAATACCAGAAAGCATCGTCTGAGTTTCAGAGGAAACCTTTCCGAAATTCTGAGTCAGTGCGCTCACCAGATTTTTGCCAATGGTAGCGGCTGTATTCAGCAGAGAAGAAGCTTGGTTTTTCAATTCTTTGCTCAGTCTGCCAAGCAAATCGCTTGCAACGGACTTGACGCGTTTACGCTGCTCATCGCCCATAGCGCCCCAGATGGAAGCAGCAATAGTAGTGCCGACCGTTTTCCAGTCGCCACTCTGCGCGGCCTGAATGAAAGTTTGCACCGTACCGAAGAAGTTGGTTTTGAGGTTGTTATCGAGTTCGGCCCACTTAGAATCTAGCCCGGAAATGATGCCGTTGACGTAGCTTGTGCCGCAGTCAATGCCGTAGTTCGCCATCTCTTCGCCCTTGAGCTTGGTGGCGTCTACAAGTTTATTCATAGCATCGTTGACATAACCGAGGAAAGCAGTGATACCGTTCGCAAGACCCATGTCGATGTAACCGCCAATCTCTGCAAACTCCGTAGAAGGGGAGTGAATGCCGAGCACATTCTTGACCTTATCAATGACTGCGTCGCCAACATTTGCAACAGCGTTTTTGGCCGTTTCAATCATGTTGTTCACGCCATCAATAAGACCCTGAATCAGATTTTTGCCAATATCAAAAAGACTAAAATTGTCGAATGCGCTCTTGATTGCAGAAAGAATTTTTTCCGCAGTTTCAGTTACGCTAGAGATAGCATCGGTAATGCCTTTCTTCAATCCGGCGATAATGTATCCGCCTTGTTCGGCCATTACGGTAGATGGGGAATTGATTCCAAAGGCAGACTTAAAACCGTTGATAAATGGATTGAACACATTTTCAATAATCCAAGAAGCAACATTCGTGATTGCGTCTTGAATGCCGTAATAAATACCGTAGACGATATTTAGACCAACATTATCAAACGGCCCCTCTGCCACTTTCTTTTCAAAATAATCGGCAATTCGAGAAACCAGACCACCCATGAAGTCGAGTGCTTCAATGAACGCTTCGCCAAAGAAACGACCGATGGCTTGAGCTAGCCCGGCCCAATCTACGGAAGTAACGGCTCTAATAGCAAAGTCAACGAGGTCTTGACCAAGTTGGTAAGAGTCTGTGCCAGCCAAGAAATCAGAAACAGCGTTAATGCTATCAGTGATAAAGTTAAAAAAAACTCTTGCAAGCTTTTCAATCTCAACATTTTGAAGAGCATCGGAAAGCTTATCAGTTAATTGCTTCCCAACACCAGTCCAATCTACTGTTGCTATCCAATCTGAAAGTTCGTGAAAAAATCCAGAAAAGCCATCAATAAAGGCGTTAAGCACAGATGTCCAGTTAAGCTGAGACAGAAAACCGCCAAGAAGCTCAAACTCGATAATAAATCTGTCTGCAAGTAATCGGCCAAATAAATCCCAGTCTACAGAATCCACGAGCCCGTTAACGCCATCTGCAAAAACCGCTCCGAGCGAGGCCCAATCAACAGAATGGATGGCATTATAAATCATGCCCATAAGTTTATTCAACTGTTCACCGATTTGGGTTCCGATTTGGAAAGAATCAAGAGATTTCAGTTTCTCCTTAATCTCGTCAACAGCACTTCCGGCATAATCTTTGAACATATCATACTGGGAAAGGTCAACATCACCAAGTAAATTACCAGTAGCACCGCCGCTGCCGGAGCCGGACGAGCCGGAGTTTTGCGAGGGGTCAATGATGTTTAATTCATCAAAACCCATCGTGTAATCTTTAGCCGCTTTCGCCGCTGCTTTCGTAGCATCAGCAGTGTCATCCATAGCGTCGCTCACGCCGCCAATATCTTTCTGTGTCTTGCTAAAATCGGTAAATTCAATTTTCTGTCCAAACACAGATGCAAGAGAGACCACAAATTCTTTGATAAGGTCAACTGCTACAATCAGAACGGGAAGAATCGCCTTAAATGCGGGATAAAGAAGCTGGCCTACAGCCTTTGCAAGCTGCGAAATTTCAGACTTCAAAATGCGTACCATATTGGCGGGACTACTAATAGTCTGCGCGAGATTGCCTTGAATGTTTGTGGTCTGCTTCATAATGGCGATGTAGCGAAGAACTGCCTTATCTGCCTGAGACAGACTAGAAACCTGTTTATTAAAGCCCAAAGCAAGAAGTTCCTGCTGTAACCGTGCCTGAGACAGATCAACGCCTAAGCGTCTAATAGGTTCAAGCTCGCCAGAAATTGCGGAAGCGATAGCTGTAAATGTGGTTGCGGTATCCTTGTTCCAATAGGACGATTCATCATAAGAAAGCTGCGTCAAGTTTTTGGAAAGAATATACGCTTTATCACTCGCTAAGCCAAACGATGTTGCGAGACTTTGAATTGTCGCAATGTTTGTCATTGCTTCTGTAGGGTCGATTCCAAGCAGAGACTCCATTTTATTGATAAGTTCAGTTGCTTGGCCGCTTAGCTCGCCCATTGCGTTGTTGAACAAGTCTGTCGCTTCGTAAAAATCATTAAACTTGGCAACAGCGTTAGCAAGGTAAGAAGCGATAGCCTTCAAGGAAACAAGCTGTGCGGCACGATTCTTAATTGCTTCCAACTGACTCGCTAGTTTTGCAAAACTAGCGCTTGCTTTATTGTTTGCAGAAGATAGGCGATTTGTGGAACTGATGGCGCTTTTAATTTTAGAAGGAAGCGCAGAGAAAGAGCCTCCAACTTTATCCAGCTTAGAGGAAAGTGGAGAAATAGAAGATGCCACTTTTTTGCAAACTTCCGAAAAATCATCAAGCGTTTTAGCGTCCAGTTTCTTTGTAATGCTTGGGATTTTAGCAATGGAATTGATTGCGCTGCTTACACCACGCAAGCCCTTCATAGAAGAATCGCTAATAGAAGAAATTGGAGCAATGCCTTTTCTGAGGCTCTCCATTTTACTGCTTAACCCGGTAAAATCGATATTCCCGATATTCACATTGGAGATTCGATTCAACGCATTGCCGACAGCTCGAATTCCTTTTGCGCTTTCATTCATATTGGCGTTAGAAATCTTGTCGATAAAATCCGTCAGCTTATCTAACCCAGAAAGCCCGGTGGATGCCTGTTTCAGCGCAGAAATGGAAGCGGACAGCTTATCAAGGCTGTTGACAACCTTCGTCACATTGCCCTTTGTCCGCAAATTAGAAATGGCGGTAGCGAGCTTGTCGATATTAAGCTCTGCGCCCTGCGATTCCGCAGAGATTTCTACGGATAAGCTCGTAATATCAACATCAGCCATCACTACCACCATCACTTTCCATCATAGAGAACATCATTCTCTTGATTCGCTCCTGCGCCTCAACTGCGCGTTGGTATTCATACTCGTCTTTCTCCTTTTGGGTAAGGGGAATCGGTCTGTCCATGTACTTGATAGGTTTAGACCCTTTCTTTCGGAACATATTGCCAACCGTAGAGGAAAGCGCAGATGCCATGTAAAAGCCGTTTCTCCACGCTTCAGCATTGGCTCTGCGTTCCCGCAGCTCCTCTGCGTCACGGTAAACTTTCGCCAGCCAGACATCGCCGTACCAGAACTGGTCGTAGGTCATGCCGATGGAGATGTAATAGGCTTCTACATCGTGGAACAGCTTAGAGAAAGAGAATGGCTCTCCCTCTCCGTCTGTTTCCTGAGATTGTGCGGTTACACAATCTCCCACGTTGCGTTTTTTGCGGTCTTGTCCTCAGTGTCAGTTGCCAGCAGAGACTTAGAAGCGTCCATGAACATCTCAAGCAGAACGCCCATCAGGTCTTCCTTATCCTCGATGTGCTGGAACATTTCGTCCACGACCTTGCGCTTAATGCCCTTGTTCCGTGCGATGAAAGCGCCGTAGAACAGGGCACGAGAGTTAGACAGCAGATTGGTCATCTGGGTGTACTGGCCAATCTGAAAACCTGCACGCTCGGTGGCTTCCACGCTGTCACGGGTGAATGTCAGCTCGTAAGTGTTCTTGCCATCGGGGGAATGAAAGTTGATAACCTTAGCAGCCATAATAAATGCTCTCCTTTATAAATAGGGGCAGAACCAAATCTGTTGTTCAGTTCTGCCCGGTTTGATTGATTCGATTTTTGCGGTTTAGCCGCCAGTGACGGTCAGGGTCTCGCTGAACTCAGGCTTCTTAGTGAAGATGCAGTTGATGGTCATTTCCACAACCTCGTCTACGCCAAAGCCGGACAAGCCAACCTGATGCATACCCTGCCAAGTGAAGCCGGAGCCGTCCTGCATCTTCAGGGCGTAGTACTTCACAGCGTTGCTCTCGGAAGTCTCATCATAGCCAGCTGCTTTGACCTTCGTATAGTCAGCCTTGTTGTAGTTGGCGGTGAAAGACTTGGTGTCGCTCTGGATAATGCCAAAGATGTTGACCTGCATGGGGTCAGACAAGGTAGTGGCATCCAGAAGGTTAGGCTCGGAGATCAGGTCAGGCACATCCTTGATGTCGCACAGCTTCGTCAGAGCGGTTGCGCTGTCGCCACAATACAGGGTGGTATTCAGACCGGAGATAGCAGTACTCATAGAATGTTTACCTCCTTAGTTTCGGTAAATCATTCCGTCCTCTCCGATTGTTGCCCCGTAGCTGCAATCAATCCGATAGACGGAATTGTTGTACAGCCCATTCAACGGGGCAAACGATTTGCGATAAAATTTAAGCGGTTCAAGAACAGAATCCACGATGCCAACGATGGAACGTGCTTCTGCAATGCGTCCGGTGTTCTTGTTAGAGTAGATCCGCACGCGCAGGGAAACGGCAGCGTACTTGCTGTGACCAGCAGAATCAATGTGCACAGGAAGATTGCTGTTTTCCTCTATCTGCACACACGGAAACTTCTTGACGTTGCTGTCGTTGATTTCACCAGTAACGAAAATGCCGGGAACTTGCTTTCGCAGCTCCTTAGCAACGGCCGTGAAGATAGAATTGAAATAATCAATCAACTATTCCAAACCTCCCTCCACGTTGCTTCGACCTGAGAAGCCATTTCCTCAACAGCCCCCCACATAGCCATAGCTGGCTCGTTGCCGTCGGTGTAATTCAACTGACCTTTGCCGTCCACTTCCTTAACAGGAGTGCCAGCATTGCCAGATTCACCGTAGTAGTACCAGCGCTTGTGCTGTCCGTTGCCTTTTCCGTATGTTCCGTGTTCACCAACGCCGTCAGGAAGTTCACCGCCATAAGCAGAGTGCATAACGCCAGTGCCAAACTCGATGAACGCAACTGCCTTTCCGTGCGCTACGATTGCAAAGCCATTTGGCGTTTGTACCGGGTCGTGCTCAACTGTTACGTCATTGTCGCCAGCATACTGTGCGTTAGCAAACCGTACAGTCGCAACGTCAATGCCTTTTTGCGCTAGCGCCTTTGCAAATTCCTGCGCCTTTTTGTTCAGGGTGGTCTTGTACTCCTGTATCTGACGTTCCGCATCACGAAGTCTGGCATCGCTCAACCTCACTTTAATTTTCACTTGCAGCCACCTCTTTCAGCGCATACAGCGTATCCGTGATATGCTCTGCGACCTTGACCACAGTGTAATTGAATGGCTTTGAAACGTCTGTCTGAAACCAGACGTGCGTACCTTCATAAAGCGGTGTGTTGCGCTTTTTGCTGGACGAACTAACAACGTAGCTGTAATCCGTGAACGCTCCAAAAGGGTTTGCTTCCGCAGAACCAGTAGGAGGACTGACATTCAGCATCAGCTTTGCGGGTTCGCTCCACGATTCGTATGCGGATTCGCCAGTCTCGTTTCCCCACTCGTCCACAACAGGCGTTTTTTCGCCAACAGGGTTCGAATACCACAGCGGGCGTTTATCCAGCGGGCTTCCATTGAACATCAGCCGATAACACCTACTCTCGGAACCACTTCATTTAGCAGGGATTGTGCCACATCGGAGCTTTCCCACACACGAGTAATGCCGTTGTTGGTGTAGCTCGTCTGTCCGTTTGCGCCGATGTGGTTATACAGTTCCGCTGCAATGCGTATCTGCAACGACTGATACTGCAAGGGCAGCTCGTCCGGTCTGTTGCCGAAGGGGTAGCCCTGTGCAAATATCTTGTCTTTGGCGAAATCAAGCAGCAGGTCGAAGAGTGGGTAGTCCTCGTCCGTGATTTCACGGTCAAGTGCAGGAGCAATGTACTGCCCCAGCTTGACTGCCACTTCGGAATACTGATCTCCCATGCTGCTTTCCTCCTTTCGCCTTAGTAAGCCTTGATGCAGTACACAGCGTCCATGCGCTCAAAGGACGGCAGGACGATTTCAGAAGCATAGACGTTGGCGTTGACCGGATGAATGGTCAGCTCAGTAGTAATGGCAACGCCAGTGTTCACGATGGACACGGATGCGCCGGACTGACCAGACAGCAGGTCTGCTTCCTCAGGGGTAGTGCCGTACCAAGTGCTGCCCAGAGCGCCGGAAGGAGCAACGACCACCATGCCATCGGGCAGGTACTTTTCGCTTGCACTGTACTGGTCTGCCTTGAACATCTTGTCATACAGATGGATGGTCAGCCCAGTTGCGGACTCGATAATCTGCCGTGCTTCGGCATCCAGCAGAACAGCGTTTGCCTTTGCGGTGACGGTCATGAACCGATTCTTCACCTCGTCCGCAGTAATCATGTTGCGGAAGGTGGCGGTGTTCATGTACACCTCAGTCACAACCTCGCCAACGCTTGCCAGAACAGCATCCTTTGCAGCGTTCAGGTCAGCAATGGGGGTGGCGGTGGCGACGTTCCACTTGGACTTTGCGACAGAGACTTCCTTGTAGTTGGTGGACTTCCAAGTGCCGTCCGGGTCGTAGTTGTAGGTGTAGTTCACGCCGTTTGCCTTGATGGTGATGCCCGGAACGCCATTGGCGGGAGCCAGCAGCTGCCAGATCATGCGCTCAGGAACGATACGAGCGCCAGTGATAAGCTGTGCGGTGTCATCGTACAGACGGTTCATCACATCACGGGCATAGGGGTCGTTGCTGTCCAGAACACGCAGGATTTCCTGACGGTCTTTCTCGCCCAGATGGTAGCCCTCGCGGAAGAACGGCATCTCGGTCTCATCGAACTTGAAGCCCTCACGGGTGCGGAACGTAGCCTTTGCGTCAAATGCGCTGGGCATCAGGGAAACGCCAACGCCCTTGTGACCACGCAGCCACTTCAGGTCGAGACCGGCCTTCTTCTTGGCGGGAAACAGTGCATCAGATGCAAAGGGCATCGCGTTGGTAGGGTCATTCGTCCAATAGGCGGCAATCGCAGCCGGGGCAAAGACTTCCTTAAGATTCAGTGCCATGTTGTTTTACCTCCTATTAAGCGTTCACGCTGATGTTGTCACGGCAGAAGATGCCAGGAATGGCAGTCTTGAGCGCAGTAACCGCATCAGAATCATAGGTGAAGCCAGAGCTTGCGGCAGCCTTTTTGGTGTCGATAACGCCACGAATCAGCAGGGAAGCATTGGGGTTCTCTGCCGGGTCAACGTCATACAACAGAATGCCGTCTGCGGTGGCAGAAGTTGCCTTCTTGCCAGCCAGCGTCATGGGATAGCCAGCCTTAACCGCAGCAGCTTCGGTCACGGTAAAGGGGATGGCGGTGTAGTCATTGGAAGCAAGGATGGTATCGTTGATTCCGTTGACCGTGTTTCGGGTAAACTTCATGTTTTCCTCCTTGTTAATGGAAAGCACTCATTGCGTCACTCGATGCCTTAGAAGCATTTGCGTTCTGCTGTGCAAGGCTCTTAGCAAACGCCACGCCCTCACTGTCAGAACCGCCCTTGCCATCCGCACCCGGAGGTGTGGGCATATCCTTCAGCAGAGAAGCCTTGTAAGCGGTGTCGTGGGCGGTCATAAATTCCGACTGGAACTTAAACACCTTGTCCATGTCACCGTCAGCCAGTGCAGACGCAGCCTTGTTGGCAAGTTCAGCGTCATAACCCTGTGAAACGAACTTCTCACGGTAAGATGCAAGGGTCTTTTCCTTGACGAGGTTTTCCTTGTCGGCAGTCAAGGCTTCAATCTGCTTCTGCATCTCTGCCAGCTTGTCAGCCTGTTCCTGTGCAGCATTCTCGTCATCGGTGCGCTTTGCCTTGAGCTGCTTCTTGTACTCAGCAGCTTCGCCATTGGCTTTTGTCACGGCGTTGCGCAGCTTCTCGACCTCTGCGCTAGGGTCTGCAACTTTTTCAAGCGCAGAAATGATTTCATCGGCGGTCATGCCCTCTTTGTAGGCATCACCAAGTAACGCTTTGTAGTTCATATCGTTAATTTCCTCCTGCGTTTTTTTACCGTTGCTTCCCTGCAACGCTGCGAAATTTGTATCCCGGCTTCCCTGCCGTATTTATAGCAAAGGATTATTCACCCTCTGTTTCTTTATTGGTATCGGTAGACTGTTTGTCTGCCATGTTCTCGGCATTTGTGTCGGCAACATCCTGTTTAGGCTGTTCCTGTGGCTTCGGTGCTTTCCCATCCTTACCCAGCTTGCCAGCGGCAATCAGGAAAGGCTTGCTCATTTCGTAAGCAGCCTGCGGGTCAGGGAACAGACCGGGCGTAGTGAACGCCAACTGCGGGTCAATCGGCTGCTGAATCATCTGCGCAAAAATCTGAACCTTGCTCTGCTGGTTGTCATACTGGCGGCGGGGCAGCTTGATGTTGATGTCACTTGCCATCAGCTTAGAACCAGCCGTATCACGCAAGATTTTCAGCATTACAGACAGGCTCTGACGCTCAGCATGCTTGAACATATTCTCGTACTGCTGCGCCCTTGCTTCGGTGTGATTCCAGCCATTACGGACAATGACTGCGCCCACGTTGTCAGATGTCGCGTTCTCGCTTCCAGTGGCACTAGGCATGGCAGTCAGACTGCGGTACACGTTCAGCATAGAATCAAGCAAGGTCTGGCTCTGCTGCTGGTCAAGCTCGTTTGCAATCTGCGACACAGAAGCGGGCAGACCAGAAGTGGATTTCAGGCACATTGCGCCAAGTTCCTTCACTTGGTCGAGAGCGTCCTTGTCCACAAGGCAGTTGGTAAACACCATGATGGATTGGATGAATTGCGCCACGCCGTCCAAACGGTTGCTTTCAAGGTCGTTGATGGCATCCAGCACAGGGATAGCCGGTTCAAACAAGCCCATTCGCTCCGGGTTCAGCTTGTATTCGACCATCGGCAGCATTCCAAGAGAATGGTTCTCCGATTTCGTAACCTTGCCGTTGTCGATTTCAAAGTACTGGTTTGGTGTATACACGCAAATTAGGTCGTTCAGGTCATTCTGATAATTGCGTGGGATGTGCAGAATGTTAGCGATGGGCTTGTGACCGATGCCGGAGTTGTAAATCACATACGCCATATCCGGGTCGGGAACATCCACCAGTAGGGGCGTTTCGTCCGGGTAGTTGCCGTTGTACCCCTTATCAGGGAGAACAATGCGGTATCCCTGTCCGCACTCCAGCATCCACTGCCAGAGCCGCCGATCAAGCGCATCTTTGCCCTCATACTGCAAAGCGTTGGACAGGCGGGCGATTTCCTCACCGTCACCTGTTGCCGTTTCAGACCGCACATAAGAGCAGGGAGTGCCGCTCATGTAGCCTGTGTAGAAGCCCACGCACTCATTGGCGTGGTTCTCTACAATGCGATTGGTAATTTCAGCGTGATACTCCTTCGTGCGATTGAGGACAGGCTGACTACCCAAATAGTAGTTGTGTAGAAAGCGAATCTCGTTCTTGTTCAGCAGATGAATAGGCTCTGCCTTGCCAGTGACCACTTTCAGCACGTTTGCTTGATTGATTTCCGTCTCCGGCGTTTCAATCGGTCTGCGTCCGGTCAGCGGCTCATTCAAAAAGCCGTCAACAACTATCTGATACTCAGCCATGTTTTCCTCCTTTCCGGCAAAATAAAAAGCGCAGCAAGACAAACCTGTTAAGGTCTATCTCACTGCGCTTACAACTGCGCTTCAAAAGCTATTCAGTTCTTGAACTTCGGCACGGAGACCCACGTTTCTTTTGGAAGATTGGAATCTCCAATTGTAATCCAATGGCAAAGAGGGCACAGAAGGGAGAACTTACCTTCCACTTCGCCAAGATAACGTCCGCAATCACACGGATTGCCGTTTGCGTCTTTCCGAGGACGCTTGCATCGTACTTTTGCTACCATCTGTGCTCCTTTCGTTGGATTTCTGGAAACAGGCTGTTTGGCACAGACCCGTCAGAAGCCACCGGGAAACTATTCGCACTTCCGGTCGTGCTATTCTCCGCCCGGAGAAAGCCATTGCAGCCTTTACATTCAGTTGTCGGACAGACGTAAACGGGTCGGCTGCAATTTTGGTGCTACATAATGGATTTGAACCAATGTATGCTCGGATATGAGCCGAGTGCTCTAACCATACTAAGCTAATGTAGCATAAAAACCCGGCTTGATTGGTTAACCGCCGCTCTTTGCAATGTCATGTCTAAACATCACATTGAGAGCCGGGAATAGCGGTGGAGGTTTTGGAGAATAAGTCCATGCAAAGCTAGGTAGTTGGTTGTGCTGCGTAACGGAATCGAACCGTTGCTTGCCAGCCGTGGGGGAGACAGGCCGGCATTCCCCTTACAATTGGAAACGCAACATATAAAATCCGGTGAAGGTGAAAGAGTGAGAAAACCTCCACCGGTGAAAGGAGGAATATGCTTGTTGACACGCACGCGAGTAAAATGACAAAACCCCGCGTGCAAGCTATTCCTTTAAGGGAAGCTGCAAAACTTCCTGTGTACATTATAAGCCTTGTCAAGTGGTGAAATCAAATAAATAGACCCAGCGAACACAATATATTGTGTTTTTAATCAAAAAGGCCTCTTGACAGGCTCAATTTTACTGATTCCGTTATACAATTCATCGGCAAGCTGTGCCAGACTGTCCGGTGCATCATCGTGCGGAACTTTGCCAAGCTGTGTGAACATCGTCACCTGTTCCATGAACGCCTTGTACTCTTTCGACTGGTGTTTCTCGTCAAGGAAATAGAACCGTTTGATGTCCGGCGCATACTGGATGATTCTGGACAGCTTGCTTTGGCCACTTGGCGCACGTTGGCTGCGGACAGAGCAGTGATAGCCTTGCTGCCGGAGCTGGCTGTCTACCACATCACAGTATTCGTCACCGCCGTTGTTGGCTTCGCCACGTACCACGTTGATTTTATGCTGGATGATTTTGCCCACGACTTCCGGTCTTGTCACGGTTTTATCGCCGTTATTGAACACAAGGTCTGGGATGAACACAGCATCGCCGTACACATAGGCGATAGGACAAGCCGTGAAGTCACCACCGCCCCATGCAATATCCATGACCATAAGCTTGCAATCAGGCTCACCATCAGGCAAAACGCCGTTGAAATACCGCAGTTCATCAGCAGGGAACAGCAGACCTTCACGCACGTAAGGCTTGCCCATGTACTTTGCCCACCATGTTGCATCGTCAATGCTGGCTTTCATGTCTGCGTAGTAGGCATCGTCAAAGCCAACGCCATAGTCATAATTGAAGTTGCTGTGTCCATTTTCATCCACTGCAGGAATCACCCGGAATCTGTACTTTGGATTGTCTGCATACTGGTTCTGAATGCGCCCAAGAGGGTCAAGCACGTTCCAGCGTGTGCCGACCATTAGCTCTAAAGCGCCTTGCTTTTTACGGTCTTTCAGCTGGTTCAAATAGGCATCGTACTTGTTGTTCAGACGCTCAACGTTCAGGCTTTCCTCCAAGTCCTCGATCAAGTCATCGCTATACAGAACGCCGCCCTCGCCGATTTCAACAGCGCCAGTCAGAGTGCCGCCAATAGAGCGACAAGTCAGGGTTGGAAAACGCTTCTTTCGGTTCAGGTCAACGCTTTCATCCTTTGCGCTTTTGTCCACAAGCTGAACATCAGGGAAGATTTTGCCCCAATTGTAGGTAACAGGGTCAGTGATGATGGATAGCACCTCGCCGTAGAAGCCGTTGGTCAGCTTGTCAGAGTGTCCGCTCATGACCGATGCAACGTCAGGGCGGTTTCCCATCAGCCATGTGATGAAAAAGATGCACAGCGTGGACTTGCCGACGCGAGCAGGTAGACTAACTCCCAAGAAGTCAATCCGCTTATAAAACAAGTCCTCAAGGTCATCTGCAAGCACTTTCAGAACCTTGCGTCTCGGCTGGTAGAACTTCTTCTCCGGCGCACGGTTCCATTCAAGGTAGATGCAATAGCTGTCGAACACATCTTTTGCTTCAAACAGGTACGTCCGACCGATAATGTCATAGACCTTCGCCACGTCCTCGCCTGTTTTCATCTTACCCATCATGGCTGCGCAGACGGAGCGCAGCTCACCAGAGTATTTGTAGGCATCGAACCGCTTGTCTTGCGGCAGGGCATCTCTCAGGTTTACCACCGCCTGAAACCAGTCCTCGTAGACCTGTGCTTCGGTTGGATTCTGCTTTGCATACGCTTTGATGCTGTCAATGATGGCGATACACTGCTTTGACTGCATAAAAAAATGGGCACCCCCTACCTGAAAATGTAAAGAGTGCCTACAACTGCACAAAAATCAAATATTCGGTTTTATAATGCGATTTTAGAAAATTTCTTTCTCAAAATAAATTAAAAGAACTGCCCGATCGTTTCTAATCCTTTTTCTACCTTCTTCATTATGCTGTTTTCGGATAGATACTCCATGCCTTTCAAGGTAATCTGCGGGTGAATCGGCTCTACAATATGCGGGAACTTGTTCGTCAGGTCTTGCGTGTAGACCAGACCGCGAATGAAGCCGTTCATTTGCAGTTCGATCATAATCTGCTCCCAGTCAGAGACCTTCATCTTCATTGCTTTTGCAGAGATAAGCTCATAGTCAAATTCTTCATCGCCCTTGTGCTTATCCAGCAGTTTGAGAATCTTGTAGATGGCATTAAAGTTGTCCATGAGCTACTCCTTTCACTGGTTATATAAAGTAGGCTTCGGTTCTTCATCCCCAAGCATCAACTTGTAACGAAGATACTTTTCAATAATACTGTGTCTTTCTGCCAATGTGCCATAAATAAAAACGAGAGCATCTTTGGCAGCGTCATAATCATTTGGAAAAATGACAATTTCCTCGTTTGCAAAAGTTACGGTGCAATTTTCCGAATGACAGGCTTCCAAAAACCTCTTGATTTCAAGGAATCCCCCAAAGTCAAGCATAGACCGTAGCGTTATGCTTCCGTTCTTAACAATCAGTTCTTCTCCCTGCATATTATCCAGCCTTTCTCTGTTCAGCAATCCGATACCATGTCTGGCGAGTCACGCCAAGCTGTTTGGCAGCGTCCGTGACCGTGAGAATGCGCTTCTCCACCTGTTCATGGAGAACGTCAAAGAGGTTTCGGTCATACTCGGTTGGTTTGCGACCTTCCCTGTAATCGGGACGCTGACTAGCGATTTTCTTGCCCTCTCTAGTGCGTTCAACAATCATGTCACGCTCAAACTGGGCAAACACAAGGAACATACCTCTCATAGCCCTACTAGCAGGGGTGTTATCCATCACGCCAAGATTCAACACGTTCACCCGGATTCCTTTTTCAATCCACGAATCAATCAATTCATACCCACCGACAAGGCTTCTGGCAACACGATCTAGCTTCGTCACAACGATTGTATCGCCGCTCTGGACTTCTGCTTCCAGCTTGTCCAGTTCCTTGCGTTCCATTTTAGTGCCGGTATATACCTCTTTGAAAATCTTGGTTGCACCAGCAGCCTTGAGGGCTTCTTCCTGCGATTCAAGGCTGTTGCCGTCAATCGCCTGTCCAGCGGAACTAACACGAGCGTAACCGTAGATCATTCGGGTTCACCGTCCTTCACTCTATGTCGATGCCTTCGCAATTTTTGAACTGCGCATCACGAGGAACAACTACAATTTTATATCCCATCATATTCAGCATTTCGTTTAGCTTATTAACGCTAATATTTTTTTGAGAAAGACGTTCGCTTAAAGTTGGCTGTTTAATTTTAAGCCTGCTGCAAAGCTCCGCTTGTTTTATATCCTCTTTTCTCATAACCTCTTTTACTGCTTCTCCTGCTTTCATTTTTTGCATCCTCTCTTTCTTGATGCTATTATATCAGATGAACCCTATAAAATCAAGACATTTCTGATATTTCCACAATTTTCCAATTAACGCCCTTTATATTATATATAAATATACTCTAGTATGTATTTATACATACTAGAGTAGTATGAGGGCGTTTACTTAGTTAATCACAATCAGGTAGAAAATTTTCTATAATAAGGAGTAATTTTGTCAAACTTCATTTCCGTAAAACTTTGGGTCTTGACAAGCATATTTTCACGCTTTATACTTGTTCCAGCGAAAGCGAGGTGATAGGCTTGGTAAGACGAGCAGAAACCTCGGAACGTGATAAGCTGCGCATGATAAGCACCCGACTCACTGAGAGCCAGATCGCAAGCATGGAGAGCAGCGCAAAGGCATTGGGTATCTCAAAGGTCGATGTTATCCGCATGGGTATCGAGTGGGTGGCATCCTATGTTGAGAACATCAAGGCATAAAAAAATAAGCTACCAGCGAGTACTTTGGACGGTCACGCTGATAGCTTATCCACATCACGAAACGAGAACCTGCAACCACCAAGGGGGCAGTCTCCCTTTTCGGAATCTATTATACCAAAAAGGGCTGCTCTCCGCAAGAGTTAGGAGCAAAAAACATGAACTTTCCCACGACAACCGAAGAATTTCTGAAAACCCTCGCCAACGGCAAAGAACCGACCAGCGAGGACAGAGAGTACGCAGAAGCGCTGGGTAAGCTGTCCGAACTGAACTACCGGGCAGGGTACGAAGCGGGAGCAGCCAATCAAAACAGAAAAATTTGATGCCAGCACTAGTGAACACAATATATGGGGTGTATTTTCTTGACATCCTAATATTTTGCGGTTACACTTATTGCACAGCAAAACGAAAGGGGGTGAATGTGTATGAGCAGTCCTTATGCAGAGCGTTACGGTCACACCGTTACCATCAGCGTGACGGAGCGGCAGTTTGCAAGCTTGCAGGAATACTGCATCAAGAACCGGGTTTCCATTTCTGCTGCGTTCCGTGAAGCGTTCTTTACGCTGCATCCGATGGATTCCACCAATGAAAACGAAAAATGATACGCTCGCTCAGGTCGGCAAACTTTAGCGAACGTATCATGAACCACACTGGAACAAGCTGTTCCAGCCTTATTATAGCAGGAATTGGCTTGTTCCGCAAGAACCATAGGAGTTTTTATGGAACAAAAGGTTAAATATGCTATCAATCTTATCAGCGAAAACGGACAGGTTGTCGTTTCCAGCCGTGAAGTAGCAGAACACTTCGGTAAAGAGCACAAAACGGTTTTGCGTTCAATCGAAGAACTGGCGGCACAAAATTGTGCCACCAAATCCATGTTCTACGAAACAACGTTTGAAAATCGTGGCAAACAATATCCGATGTACCTCATGAACCGAGATGGATTTAGTTTGCTTACGTTTGGCTTTACTGGCAAGGAAGCCCTTGAATGGAAGCTGAAGTACATTGACGCTTTCAATCAGATGGAGCAGAAGCTTACCAACCCGGAACCTGAATCTACGGAAATGCTGTTGAGCCGCGCTCTGATCGCCGCTAACAGTGTTATCGACACGGAGCGCAAGAAAGTAAAGGCTTTGGAAGCGGAAAACGCCAAGATGAAGCCCGATTCTGACTACGCAAAGGCTATGCTGCTCTCTGATGAAAGCCTGACTACCACGCAGATTGCCATGAACTACGGCATGAGCGCACGAAAGCTAAACCAGATTCTTAGAGGGCTTGGCATTCAGCACACTGTGAACAAGCAATGGATTCCTTACCAGAAGTATCTTGGCAACGGATACGTTGTCGGGCACCCGATCGAGCTGCCGAACGGCAAAACGAAAGAGGTCACCCGCTGGACGAGAGCCGGTCAGAAGTTCATTTACAGCAAGCTTAAAGAAGCAGGCTATCTGCCTGTTGGCGAGCAAATCAGAATGGAGACGTGCTGATGGACTACTCGGAAGAAATGTTTCGGCTACAAGCTGAGAATGAAGAGCACAAAGCCGTTTTAGAAAAAAGCCATGAAATCCTTAATCAGGCATTAGAAATCATCATGCCAGAGGATAAGCGGTCAAGGGAAGTTGTAAGTGTAGCGCTAGCAACGTCCGTACAGCATTTTTGCGAGGACAGCTATTCAATGGGATACAATGATTGTTTGCTCGACATTCTCATGGAAAAGGAAGAAGTCAGCGCTCCTATCATGTTTCCAACACTTAAATCGTAAATAGCCCATAAGAAAAGCCAGTGGTTAGAGAACATCTAGCCGCTGGCTTTTTATTTACGGAACTATGAATCGGCAATCAGTGAATTTGTTTCCGTCAAAATCACCGACGAATGTAACGGTCTGGCCGGGAGAAAGCATAGAAATCTTGTCTTTTTCGTTTTCCGGGAATCCAGCCATATAAACGGTATAACCAATGCTGTGAGAAGTGACGAAGTTCACGCTGAGCATAACAGTGTACGGATTATCCAACTTAATCATTGCGTCTGATACACTGTTGACTTGATATGTCACCTTATATTGCTTACCAGCGTATTTGTCTTTTGCCTTTACAGCGTTGTCGGCCGCCTGTTTTGCATAGTCATCCAAATCAAGCGTTGGAATATCATCATCTGGGTTATGCGAAGAAGCACTGGATGCCACCCGCTCACTGCTTGCGGGTTCAGAGCTTATAGGCTGTTCAGATTCGGATGCCGCTTTTTGAGATGCCGGAGTGCTGCTTGCTGAGCTTTCGGAAACTTCCTCAATAGAGCTATCATCCAGTTCCGTTGCCGTAGACTTGGCGGAGGAAGATGTAACGCCGGAGCTTGCCAATTCATCATGTGATGGCTCTGGTGTTACAGCCAAACATATAACGAAAACTGCAAATGATATAAAGAAAGCAATTAACATCCGATTGTCTTTCTTATGCGTTGCTTTGTTGTAAAGACACAGCGCTCCAAACACAGGCGTTGCAACCAGAGCAATCATTCCAAATAAAGCATACATTTTATGATCCCGCCTCTCATTCAACAGGAGTAAACAAGACTTGCGTTTCAAGCGACAGCTGAATATTGTAACCATCCTCTACAGTTACTCTTTGTTTTTCGCCTGTTTTTGAAAACCTCAGCACAGATTTTACATCATCCGAGTTATCATTATTCACCACAAAAACAGTAGCCATCTTCTCTCCACCCTTGTTTTCTACGGTGTATTCACCAGCAGGAATCAAATAACGTGTATAAGTATATTGTCCATAAGTCTGGCTTGGAATAGTAACCTCTTCACCATATTTTCCAAGTGCTCCATCAACCAGCATAAAAGAATTATCTTCTTTTACAGTTTCAGAAGAAGCAACAACAGACTGTGCGACTGTTTCATTCTGGATTTCCACAGAGGATGTAACAGAAGATGTCGGTTCCTCACTTTTAGGATTAGCCGTAACATTCGTTCTTTCTCGTGGATTCACAAGGTCTTGGATAAAAGATATAACAATCAAGGCTACAAGGATTTTGAACCACAGCCGCTTATAAGCTGGCTTTGGCGGTGTATTCTCTCCACCACACTGCGGACAGGTTTTAGCGGTAGCTGCTATCCTTGCGCCGCAGTGTCTACACTTTACGAGTTTTGCCATTTTACAATGCCCCTTTCTTACGGTCAAGTATAGCACAGATTAGACCAGGAAAGGGGCCTTTTTGTATTTTTCGGAAAATTTGGAGACTTGCACAATCGGATGGGGTTTGATTTGTGAAGGTGGGGTGGGTATTGGCAATGAAAGCGCCTTTTTTATTTTGGTCGGAGGAGACGGGGCTCACCACCCCCACCCGGGCCTCCGGCCCCATTCCCCCTAGGTGGAGGCCCCGGCCCCAGCGCACCCGGAACGACTGCGCAGCACAGGCAACAGGGCAGACCGTGCCAAAATACAAGGACAAACCGCCCACGCCTGGCAGATCGGGACTGTGCAGGACGCTGGAGGGCGTGGAGTGTGTCCAAAACTGTGCAGATATGGACAGCACAATTTTGCCATTTTTTGCCAGAAAAATAAATCAGAAAAATCTTATATTTTGCTCAAAAAGTATTGACATATAAGATATATCTGATATAATAGAATCAAGATAAGACATATCTGATAATCAACATCACGAAACACCAAAACAGGAGGACAAAAACCATGATGAACAACAAAGAGATTGATTATACCGCCTGCCCCATTCCGGGTGACTATGAAGGCCGTAGCCATCGCGCGTGTGTATGGTACAACAGAGCCCGCGCCGCGTTTGACCTTGCCACGCTTGACAAATTAACAACCGCTGATGACAAAGCCGCTGACCGCGTCCCTACTGAGGCATACGAAAAAGCAAGAAAGATCCTTGACAGCGTGCAGCGTTGGGGGCTTGCAGATGCAAGAGCATGGGAGCTTGACAACGACAGCCGCTATTATAACTCCGAGTGGCTCAAAACCCGACAGGCTCAGCTTGCAAAACGGCGTGTAAAGCTCAACAAAGAGCTTGCAGAATACGGCTTGCAAATTGACAGTTACGGCTTGTATCCTTGCATCCGAGAGATCACAAAGCCGGGTACTGATATGAATTTATTGTACTGGTTTTAATGGATGGTATAAATATGAACAAGCTTGTATTTGAAGTAAACAATGGTAGAAAATTGGAACTTGTGCAGCGGGAGGATAACGGAACGACTCTTATTTGCTCCCTTGATGCGCCGGACAACGAAGCGTATATAAGCGCTGGTGACTTTGTGCAACTGATTAACCTTTATCGCTATTGCAAGCGGTACGACATCAAGAACGATTGGATTAACCCCACCGGCAAAAATGCGGAGGTATAAAAAATGACTAGATCAGACGAATTAAACGCCGAAATCAGAAATCAGGCCGTGCGCCTGTATCCGAAATGTGCCGGGCTGTTTGAGCTGCCATTGATGGTATACACTCAGATTGTAGCGGACAACCTGACCCGCTCCAAGCCGTACCGCTTGAGCGTTGAGCGGTGCAAAAAAATTATTTTGGCTATGCCGGAATTTGACTAATTGGAGGGTGCAAACAATGATTACTTTTGACTTTTCCCAGTGTGCCGCACTCTGGTATGTGGGCGGCATGATCTCCGGCGCGCTCGTTATGATTGCATTTCTCAATAGCTAATAAGGGAGGCACACAAAATGGAGATAAACGGTTGGTTTTCCGGCTGCCTTGTCCAGGCGTTTCCCTGGATTGATGGAAAATACATTTATGTAAATGTTAGGCGCTTTTTGCCTGGTCAATCAATCAGCCAGGCACCAGCCTTGGATCGGTCGGTTTTCGTTTTGGATGACGAGCCAGGGCGAACAATTGTATACAAATATACTGACAGCCTGGTCAATGCCATATCGTCCGGGAAAATCCCGGACAAAGCACACGTAACTTTTGAAAATTCAAGGTTTTTCGTTTGATGGAGGGCTAAAAAAAATGACCACGTTTGAAGAAAAGGTGAACGCATACCGCGAAAACAAGCGGCTCATTGAAGAGCTTGAAGCAATGAATGACGCTGTAAAGGCTGAAATTATTGACATGATGCACGGTGCGCCCGAAATGGTGCAGGGCACCGCAAAGGCCATTTATAAAGACGTGCAAAGCGTCCGACTTGATAGCAAGCTTTTGCAGGCAGCGCACCCGGATATTTATGCAGAGTGCAGCAAAAAGACCGTTTATAAGCGGTTCTGCGTTGTATGAGGGGGTGCGAACAAATGATACTTTCTTGCATCCTGTTTGTTTTTTGGTTTTTTAGTGCTTTGTTCAAGGCGTCCAAGTGAGGAGGGTTTATATTATGACTAGCAGCAATAAAGGCTTTGATATTATGACCGGGCTATATACCACCCGATACTATGCACGCAAGGCCTGCCACGGTGACTGCGTTGTTGTCAAGGTATGCGGAGGTTATACCATCATGACCGCAGCAGATTATAGCATCTGGCGCCGCCAGCGCTGACCAGCTTTCCATTTCAACCCCGCCCACGTGGCGGGGCTTTTTCTTTTGCCTTGCATCTGCTGAGGGTGCAGGGCTTTTATTTTTTCCTGCTACAATACAGCCAAATACAAGCGTTTACAACGGCTTTTCTGCCATCAATGCAATTTATACAGCCAACAACACAAAATAGCGCACAGGGCTTTACAGGGGCTTTTCCTGAGATTTGCCCAATTCCACCGCCACGATACCAGACCGGCAAAAGCGGCTATAATACCACCTGCGCCACGTTGGAGCGTATCACAGCGCCGCAACACCTCCAGCACATACCAGATACCAGCGTCACGCCCGGACGCTGTACAGCCCAGCACAGCCGCCCTATTATAATAAGGTATATAAGGATGCAGCGGCCACGCAAGCCCGGCGGGGTCAGCAGTACAGACCCGGCGCAACTGCTGAGGGGTCAGCGCCTCCACCTGTACAGGGTCAGCCAGGCGGGGTCTCGATGCTTTCCACACCTGGCATTAGCCTGGCACCGGGTTAGCCTGGCATTAGCCTGGCATTGTGCTTTCTTCCTGGAACGGCGGCGCGGAACCATTGACGGCTACCGCCGTATCTCTTTTCGGGCTTTCGCCCGATAGCCAATAAAGGTCAACAATAGTCGCAGCGTCCCGGATGGAATAGTCGTAATAGCTTCTGGAATAGTCGTAAAGTCGTCAGATGACTAGCTTTTGAAAGTCCTATATATAGTATAATAACGAGCTGTCCGCTGATAGTCGTATAGTAATAGTCGTATCGTTTTCTTGCGAACCATCGTCAAATAGTTGTGTGTTTTTTGTATGAAATAGTCGTTTGCCTTTTAGAGAAAGAGAGGTACGATAGTCGCTAAGCCATCCGACCACTCCAAAAATCACCTTCCATCTCAATTTCGCATAATATATTCCTCCTCTAGTCATACCAAATTCGTATGCCAACCGTACTTATTATAATATATGCTTATATATCCTAGTAACTATCTAGGGATTATTCTGCTGGAATAGTCGTATCATCCGATTTGGTCTGTTCCTGCTTGATTTAATTCCCAGTAATACACTATGGCATCCTGCTTAATTCATAGCATTCTGCTAGGAATAGTCAATGCAACATTTCTACATATTCAACCGACTACAAAATAAAGTCAATTCTCCATGTGAAATAGTCGTGGAGTGTGATGGGTCAGACGCTGCTACTCTTTACAGGCTAGATGCTGTTACCGTTGAAGGTCACCCGGTCGGCGCGGTGCGCCGGACGATAGAGGGTGACGTAACGTAGAGGTCAAATAGACGGTATGCCTTTATTCAGCCAATAGAACCTGACGGTAAATGCCGGTCACGGTCTGGCCTGCTGGCTAACGGTATAGCTTTTGGAGATAGAGGGTTGTAGGGGGAAAGAACCTTTGCAAAGCATTTGGTTATCGTTTTCAGTTGTCGCAGTTGTCGCACCATTTTGGCGCGGGGGCCTCAAACAATTTATTTGTTTGAGGGGGGAGTTAGGGGGATTATAGGGGGTAATAGGGGTTGTAGGGGAAAGAGGGGGAAGAAAGGGGGGAAGATTGGATGTTTTTGCAATGTAACACCACTTTGCGCTGATAGTCGCAGCCGTTTTGTCTCATGCGCTTCGCTTTCGTCTCAATCTGCCCTGTGACTAGACGAATCTTTCTCAAATCCAGACCTTGCCGTTTTCCCCTGATAAATAACAAGAGAAAAAAGCACGGAATAGTCGCAGAGGGTAGTTTTACTACCTGACACCATTCCATGCTTTCTGATACAGTAGTTTTGTAGTCGTACGAGCTAAGATTAGATATTCTTGGCTTCTCTCGCCTTACGCAGACGCTCTGCCAGTGCTTCACGCTGCTCTTCGCTAATCTCACGAGTGACAGGCGGCCGGAACTTCACAAGACGTTTCGGCATCGAATAGGTCTTGGATTCCTTGCACCGCTTGGCAGACAGCTCCGCCATAAACTTGTATGTATCGGGGAACTGCTCACAGAGCTTGTCCAGTTTGCGAATGTAAACTGGGTCTGCCGTGTAGATTTCTGCGGTATCTTCCGCTGCGTTGAAGTTGATGATAGTCTCACGTTCGATGTTGGCAAGTGCCATAGTTGTTTTCTCCTTTGCGTTATTTCTGATTGATTTTCTTCTTGGGGCATGATTCAGGAAATTCATCGTAGCAAGCCCAGCATGGAATCGTTTTTCGACAAATCAGCCGTTCTTCCCTTTCAAGTTTTTCACGTTTTTCTCGCTCCTTGCGTTCTTTCTCGTGCCGTCTGTGTGCATTGGCAACGATTATATGAACAGCAGCCATGTTTGGAACCATAGTCTTTTCCTCCTGTATTTTGTGTAGTGAAAAATATTTATGGGGTTTAGACGGTAACTTTATCGCCTAGACCCTGTTATCTGTTTTTCTTGCCTATTCTACTGTGACGATACGAGCGCAAAAGCGATGCTAGGCTGCTATCACTCAATCGCTTCGTATGTTTTCTCGAAAATGTCAGGTTTACACGGGTAGATTTCGCCATTTACGCCACGAATGATATAATCGCCAGCCCTTGCAATCATAGTCCCTTCAAGCGTTTTAATCTCGCACCACGCAGGTCCATCGTAAACATTTGGGCCATCGTAAAACTTTCCGAAGTCATGCGTGATAATATCATTGCTGCTTACTGCATCCCAGAACCAATCTGCTCCAACAAGTCCTCGTGCATTGAGCTTGAATGCTTCGATAACAACTGGTTTCTTGCAGTATTTCATGTTTATTCTCCTCTCATTACATCCACACGCATTCTTTGAACTGCTGTGTTTCCATCTGGAACGTGATGTCCAGTGACCCCACGTTGCCCTCTTTGTTCTTTTCAAGCGCAAAATGATAATGCGGCTCTGGCCGCTTTTTCGTGGTCACGTTCTGTGCCAGCAGAATGATTGCATCTGCGTCCTGTTCAATCTGTCCGCTCTCTCGCAGGTCTGCGGCAGTCGGTGGAATGCCTGTTCTTGCTGTCTCTCGATTGAGCTGTGCAAGAGCCACCACCAGCGTTCCTGTGGACTGTGCAAACTCGTGCAGCGCCATACTGATTTCCGTGACGGCACTGTATCGGTCTTTCGCTCCGGCTTGATGGATAAGCTGCAAATAGTCGATGAACACCACTTTTGCCTGCATCCTGATGGACTGCGTTCTAATCCATCCAACGCCCTTACCGGCAGCGGAGCGGACGTACAACGGATATTTCTTAATGGCTGCCAGTCGGTCAAGCTCGTCAATGCTGACAGTCTTGTTTTTGACTGTGTGTAGCGGTACGCCTAGCTGATTTGAGATAATGCGAGCATAGAGGGTATCAGGGTCTGTCTCTAGGCTGAAATACGCCACCTTACGTCCGCTTTTGGCTATTTCACAGGCAAGTTGCAGGGATAGAGCAGTTTTACCGGCAGACGGTCTGCCGCCGATCACAACGAAGTTGCCCAGCACAAGATGCAAGTTGTTGTCCAGCACTTTAAGCCCTGTGCTGATATACTCCGGCTTATCATCCAGCCTGCGGATGTAATTGTCTATGCCATCGCACATCGGGATGAAATCGCTTCCCTCGCTGTGCAGGTTGATAGCTTCGCCTAGCTGCTCATAGATGCCCGTCAAGTCTGCGTATCGGGTCGAGCCATCAACGATTTTGAAAGCAATTTCTCTGGCTCTTGACAATGCCGCCTGTTCCTTGACGACTCCAGCCCATCCAAGCATCATGTCATGGGTGACGTTGCGGATGAACTCTGCGCCAAAGGCATCTAGGCATTCGCCCATTGCTTTCTTGCAGTTATCGTACCGCCCCATGACTTCTACCGGGTTCCACTTGTCGTTGTGTTCCCAATAGCCAAGAATGGCAGCAAATGTATCACGCAGCTCAGGGCAAAAATAGTCGATTTTAAGGTCTTGCAGCACATCGGCGTATTCCGAGAACGTGAGGACTGCTCCCAGCAGGACGTATTGGGTCTGATTTTCAATATTCACCGCAGAAAGTCTCCCTCGTCAGGCAATTCAGCCATCGTCTGCTGATAGCCACCGTTCCAGTCCTTCACGTTACGCATCCAGTTCCGTGCAGCAGCTTTCCAGTCCTTCATAGGCGATTTACCGACCTTCCAGCCATTCGCCGTGAAATGGTCAACAAATCGTTCTGCTTCTGATTCCATGTAACCCTTGTCCGCAAAGTATTCTTTGGCTTGCTCGATAGTTGGTGCCTTGAAGCGTTTGACTGCGTTGGTATTTTTCTTTTCACATTTTTCTTTTTTATCAGATTCAGATACAGAATCAGATACAGATAAGGCATCGTTTGCATCCATTTGCATATTTTGCATACCAGTGTATGCGTTTGCATCATTTGTATGCGTTTGTATGCATTTGCATTTTTCGTCGTTCCAACGCTTATTTGCACTCCGTCTGTTTTTCTCAATTCGCTCCTGTCTTTTCTGTGCATTCATATCGTCAAACGCCTTTACGACTTTCCAGAGCATCCGCATAGCACGGTCGTTGTCGTATGCTGGCTCAAGTCCAGTCTCAACATACTGTGCATAGTTGCGGACGAATGCTCCAAATTCCTCGTCTGTCAGCTCGTCCATTGCATGGACGTGCTCCAACAGGAGAATCATTGATGTTCTCGGCTTGTGTTCCTGCTCCATATTCAATCCTCTTTGTAGCGTTTGTCCCATGCTTCGATAAGGTCTTTTTTAACCTTTTCTTTATCAGCTTCGGAGCAATCAGAGCTGTATAGCTTGCTTTCCATGAATACCCGGCACTTACATCCATTTTTGCCGTTTCCTCTTGTTATAAGCATCCAGCTTGTCAAATAGTCGCCTGCTTCTGCAATGGCAACTTTCCCGCCGCAGAACGGGCATCTTTTGAGTTCTGTCATTTTCTAAATCCCTCTCTCGTTCTCATAATTCGTTTGAAAACTTCATGTAGCTTTGCACCTTTACGGTATACAGGTCGGTTGTGCTTCTGCTTGATGTAACCGCACTGCGTTTCGGACTGTCTGACAGCATTTGCAAAATGTTCAGCTGATGCAGCGCATCGGTTCATCGCTTCTGTTAATTCTTCAAATCCATCCATCTTTAATCCTCCTTACGCATACCATTTCGGTGCTTCGTTAAAGATTCCCACACCTTCTGCAAATCACAGCTTTTCTAAGGTTTCACACATGATGCCGTCCATCATGCTGTGAACGATTTCTTCATCATCACCGTACTTTTTGTAGCTTCCTGCATTTCCTCCGTGAATGCATCAACCATATCTTGCGTAATAACGATATTGTTTTCCATAATCCCTCCTACACCATCGGAAATGCCATCCAATGCGTCACCGTCACATCTTTCGGCAGTCTCTCGCCTATCTCATCCCAGAACTGACCGTCTGCGTAACAGCCAAGAAAGTACGCTGTCGGCGAGATTCCTCGCAACATTTTTCCATCTTTATCATGCCACGTTTTCTTAGTCGCAAGCAACAAAGGCTGCGTCCGCTCTCGTGGTGGTTCGCTTGCTGGATGCCAAAGTGTGTTACTCATAACTTGTTCGCCATCAAAGAACCACAGCTCGGACAGTAATTCCAACGTGTATGATGATTTTTTGTGTGGCATCTGCTACACTCAAACCTTGTGAACGTATCGTCCTGTACAATCCATTCAGCGGTACGCTCTAAGGCTGTTGGAGCATCTTCCACAACGTCAATGGCATCGCCAATACCGCAAGCACGGCATCTAACTCCATTGTAGTTCTCGCAGCCATCGCAATATGCTTTTTTGATTCTTTCAATAAGTGTGTTTCGTTCAAGGAATTCTGGATAATTATCCATTGCCCTTTCTCCCTTCAATCTCCGTCCCATACACCGTCAGGCCGCATCTTTGCAAATGCCAACAATCCGTACAGCGCACGTTTTGCATTGCCTTCTGTGGCGTTCCAGTAGTTGCTTTCGTCAACATCATCACCCAAAGCGGCAATCGCCTTTTCCAGCATCGGGATGCTCTCTGCGCCTGTTTTGCCGTAGATGGAGCGGATGCCGTTTTCTCCAAACACATCTTTACGGTAGTAAAAGTCCGCATAGTTCCATGTGATGTTAAGCCACAGTTCCCTTGTTCCGCCGATGGCTCTCATACCGCCTGAGATAAAATGTGCGCTACCCGCTTTAAGCGTTTCATGCGTTACAGGGTCACAAAGTGAAATATCATAGCTCATTTTCTCTTTTCTCCCATTCTTTGCAGCCACGTTTATCCCACACAAAGTCTGCAACGTGTTCTGATTGGTCGTTCACGCACACGCCCTCCGGCTCTGCGTACCATTTGCAAGAGCCACAGGACGGCTCAGATTTGTTCTTGCAGGATTCTGCTGTGCATCGGATAGCCTTGCCAGCAGAAAACTGCTTGATGCCCATGCAAGAGCAATGTTCGGTGGTGCAGTATGAGTTCATTCCTCTATCTCCTTCCATCCGATAAACTCGCATAAACCAACAGTGTTATTGGCGCAACGATGAATGAGGACTTTATCGCTTATTTTGAATTTTGCGATAAACCCAATTTTGCTTTCTTCCATTTCGTTTTCAAACATCCAATCAACAATGTCTTTATCGATTCTGACATCGCTTTCGTCCGCCATGGTCGAAAAGCACTGTTTGCACCTGTAAAGAGCGCACTTCTTCATCTTCTCTGCCCTCTCTTTCCCCTGTTGAACCGCCCGATCACTCGCTTATACTCCGCATAGCACTCCGGGCACAGGTCGCCTGTGTCCCTGCGCCACGCCCAGTCCTTGAAGTATTCGTCAGGGTTCATCATTCTACCGCTCAGAACTGCTCCGCAGCGGTCACACACTCGCTTGTGGTAGATTCCTCTATCAGTTTGCATTAGTTGCTCCTTTTGCCAAATTTCTTCTGCATCTTAGCCCTCAATGCTTCGATACGCTCCTTATCGTCAGTGATAATCTCATACTTGTCTCCAGACCAGCCAAGCGGAACATCTTCCGTGTATTCGATATAGATTTTTTCCGGGTGCGTAGGCGGCTCATAGGGAAACGTCACGTTTTTGCGAAAGCGGCTACTTGCAAACCACGTAAAACCACCGTTGTCAGAATAAGCGATTGCGTCAATGTCATATACTTCAATCGTGTTACCTTGTGCATCAGTGGTCTTGAACACGCTTGAGCATCGTTTGTTTTGGAAGCATCCTTGTCCCATTTTGTCCGACACTTCTGTCCATTCATCATCTTCGCCCGTCAGCGGCGTGAGTGGCTTGAACCGTAAAAGACGTTCAAGAACGGACATTACGTATCCAGCAGAGATTTCACCGTGTCCTTGACTTGCAAAAAGTTCAACAATGTCAAGGACGTTCTTGTTGATTGCATCCTGCAACCCGTCTCCGTCTTTCGTAATACGTGCAAGTTCTGATTTTGCATATTCTACGGAACTGCTCATTTTATTTTTCCTCCCCAACATCCTTAAATAGGATTTCTTTGTTGGCTTTCCAGTCTTTGATTTTGCACGGAATGTCCGTACCGGGCACGGTCTTTTTCAGCCCATCCATCTGCCAGACGTTCCATGAGATGACATCTGCAATGGCATCAATCAGCACCGGCGACATACAGTGATTTTCAATCTCATTTCCGAACAGCGAGCGAAAATTTTCCATTAGCGTGAGGAATAAATTGCACCGTGCCAGAAGTAAGTTATCTCCTTGCCACTCGTAGCCGTATGTACTCATGTAAGCGTTCATGGCGTAGTTGAGCCAAAGGCTGTAATCCCAAACTTTCGGGTCTTTGAAGTGTTCCTTTGTTATGGCATTTAGCTTCCTATCCAGCAGACCAATTCTGTCCGGCACGGCAATCATCTGCCCTGTCGTAGTATCGTATCGGCTTGTGAGAAACGGTGCTTCTCCACAGGTGACTTCAAGGCAAGTCTTGTTGATGTATTCCTTCCAATCCTCGCCTTTCAGGTCGTTTTCTGCAACGTCTGCCATCTTCTTGCAAACCCATGTCGGCGTGAACACTTCTGCTTTCTTGCTGGTTCGCTTCTTTTGGTCTGCAAGCCGTTTCTGCGCACGAGGAACAAGCTGAAGCCAACACCAAGTTCAGGCGGTGGGTCTGTCGCCCAGATGATGTTCTTGCCTGTCGTGTGGTCTTGCAAGAGTACAGGCAGGAACGTGCGTAGGCAAGGGTCGGAAAAGTCAATCAGTTTTTTCATTGGTCAGCCCTCACCATGATTTTGTTTTCTTCTTTCAGCCAGTCCTTAACGCAATGAAAGCAATGCTCTCGGTTTTGGCAACGCTCCGGGTCTCGATGCTTGATAAGCTCGCAGATGCCCGGTGTCAGGTTTTCCCTGATGTCATCATCCGTCATGGAGCGAATGAAATCGCCGTTAGTCATGTTCTTCCACCTCTCTGTACTCCACGTCAATCTCCTTCGGCAAAGCCGTCTGGTACTTCTGGGCAAGCTGCTCTGCGCTCTGGGCATCGCCCAACGGCTGTTCCGGCGGTGCAACGGTGACTTCCACGTTGTCACGCATACCAAAGTAGTTCTTGGCTCGGAAAATCCACTCTGCCGGGTTCTCCTGACCGTACATGCCGTTGTACGCCCACATGGACTGCATTTGCAGAATCAGTTTTAGTATGTACTTCTGCTGCAAGCTGTCGTCACGGCGCTTGCCCGCCATAATCTGCTTCAGGCTCACCCATTCGATGCCCAGCACCAGTGCAATCCATTCCACCACAGGGGAGATTCTGGCTTTGATGCAAGCGTCAAAGAAGAAGTCAAGACGTTGCTGCACCTCAATCGGGTTGTTCATGTCCACACTCGGAAGGTCGCCAAAATACTTGGCTGCAATCATGCCGATGACCTTCTTATCCTCTTCGCCACCGATTCTCGACTGCAAATCGCCTGTATTCAGCATCTTAGACCTCGTGATTGCTAACTCCTGTTGTTCTTTCACCTTTTTACTCACCTGTGAGCGGATAGATTTCCGCTTATTAAGCATCTGCTGTTTCTTCTTCTCACGCTCTTTCTCACGCTTCGCAGCGGCTTCTTCTTTCGCCTTTTGCGCCCGCTTCTCACGCTTTTTCTTTTCAGCTTCGGTCAGCGGCGGTCTGCCACGACCACGCTTCGGGGGTGTTGACATGTATCAGACCTCCTCAATTTGATTTCCGAAAGCGTCCCATCCATCACGATGATTTCTTGCAAACAGTTCAATCTTTTTAGCTGTCGGAAACATATCCTCTAACATTTTATAGGCGCATTGCGGTTTATGACTATGGTATGTAGCGGGCTCTCGAAGTATCGTTGTGTATTTACCTCTCGTTTCTTTTCTTGGCATCAGCATTTTTCCGGGCTTGTAGAACCACAAGAGATATTCGTGCGAGAACCGAACCGTAAAAGCAGGAGCAACGCCGTTTTCTTTATCCCAAACCATTCTCGCATGGAGTTTGTAGCCACGCTTTGCCATTTGCCATTCCGCTTCCATCAAGAACTTGTCAATGCACCACATAAACACATTATGGCGGTCTGCTGTATTTTCAAAGAAAACGTCTTGAATGGAAAAGCAATCATCAAGCGAAAGAGTTTTGTAATCAAGTTCTTTTCCTTGATTCGGTCTGCATTTTCTGACGTTTCCTTTTTTCTGCGGCCACGGTGGGTCTGTGTAAATAATTTCGTACTTTTCGTTAAGTTCGTTCATTATTCATCCTCTTTTGGAATTCTAGGAATTGGCATCCAAAACTTGACCGGGTATTCATCATCGACCCATTTCCCATCTTTGAACTGCATTGTTCTAATGCAGTTTCTCCAATACCAAAAATCGTAGACAACAAAATAAACCCCATTTTCAATAGGTTGTGCATCTTTTACACTTGTCCACAACTGCATAGCGGTTGGAACCGTATCAACCCATTCTTCGGCTTCTTTTAGGTCGATTTCTTCTCCCATGTTCCCCAATGCATCAATAACATCCTCTGTGTCAACAAGTCTCATCCTCGTTCACCTCTTCATCTTTGTTTCGATGCCGTCCAACTTCCATGCAATCTGCCAGATGGAACAGCAGTTGTCCAACTGTCGCCACCAAGCGCACTTCTCTTTTTCGCAGACGCACCGACCAAGCGGGTTGCTGGTCATCTTCATCGGGCAGTAAAGTTCGTTGTCCATTGGTTATTCTCCGTTCATCTCATAACATTTGCTGTAGTTCTCGTTGAATCCCAAACACCAAGCTAACTCGGAAGCCATTTCCTGATAAATGCCTTTGATATTAAGCTCAGTTTCTGATTTCGCACAGCCGCTATAAAGACCATACAGAAAAGCCAGTCTTTCGCGCCCTACCATGTTGATATCCTGAATCATCATTTCCACCCCATCACAACAGCCGTACAAACGGCCAGACACACGTTGACGAACAGCCAAACGAGCATTGCCTGATGTTCTTCAAACAGGTTGTCTGCCGCGTCTTTGATTGTCCGTTCAGACTGAACCACCACCGCCAGCAGGACTAGGCAGACCAGCCAGCGAGTTACAAATTCAAACATTGTTATCCTCCATCAAATCGTCCATGCTCAACTGACCGCTGATGTTGTCATCTTCCATCCACCAGCGAAAAACGTCCATGCCGGTCTGCCAGTCGCACGGTAAATCTTTTGATTTTCTGACATCAAGCATTCGTTCAAACGCCGAGATGTACATTTTTTCGTAGGCAAGCCAGCGCATGAACTCACGCTGTCTGCCCCCCCCTACCGGCCATAGGACATCCGATGCAGCCAACACGCTTCTGCCCTTCGCAATACAGCGGATTAACAGGCAGGTGCTCGCTGTGTGTGTAGTCCCACACATCATCGTCAGACCAGTCCACAATAGGATTGACAGTCATCTTGCCCTTGATGCTGCACGTTTCAAAAAGCTGCCTTTTTTCATCATTGTCTCCCATAAGGATGATGCGCTTTTCCTTGTCACGATGGCTAAATTCCATCGTTCCACGGTTTTTCTTTCTGTTTGTTGATTCAGCCCAGCGAACGCCGGTAGCGATAAATCTATCGCGGCCAGTATTTTCTTTGAGAACGGCACAGCAATACCGTACAAGTCTTGTAGGTGGCATCAGCTTTTGTGGAATCAGTGTCCACATGGACACAGGTTTGTCCTTGTATCGTGGCATGACGATGGAACATTTGATTCCGTGTTCTTCCATAGCCTTGAACTGCTCACGGATGAAATAGACCGTCTCTGGCGCATCTGCTGTGGTATGGCTGTTGACCACCTCAAAGTTGATTCCTGCACGTTCAGCCAGAGCCACAAGCACCTGTGAATCCTTACCGCCAGAGTATGTGACCATGAGCGGTTTCTTGTACCGATGCTCGGATAGCCGTGCAGCGTCCTGCAACCGTGCGATGGCAAGCTGTTCCTTATCCATCAGCTCCACCTTTCCCTCAGCTCTTTTTCGACCTGTTCTGACTTTGCGGTGATGTAATCTGCAAACTCGTCAGGGGTCATGTCCTCTTCTTTGAACTTGCCGACCATCTCCCAATACCTGTCACCAATGCGGATAAGCTTTTGTACCTGCTCATCGGTCAGGTCTGCATCGCACCGAAGGTTCTGAATCAGTGCGCCCCATGTGGCGGCGATGCCATCCAGAGCTATGCGGAAGCCGTACAACTGGTTCTGCCGTGCGATTTTGCGGAGGTTGGCTGACATTGCCTGTTTGCCATTCAAGGGGCAATTTCCATGCTTATTCATTAGACTGCTCCTTGTTTTTAATCGTCACTTTCAAGATCACAGTCTTTCCGTCTTTGGTATCCCAAGCGTAACCATAAAAGCCTTGTTTTTCTTCTTCTGCCTTAGAAACAAGCCAGTCTCGAACCGCTTCTACTGCTTCATCCGTAACACGAGTTTTATCTTTCCACTCTTTTCCGTTTGCTTTTACAGTTCCTGCGTAAATGCCAAACATCCCACATCCAACATGATATTCAGCCATTTTTATTCTCCTTTGCTTCAAGGCGAGAGAGCCAACGAAAATATTTGTTATCCGCAATTTCTTGCACGGCATTCCAGAACTCATGTTCAGATTTGAAATCGTTCCCAAGCCAAACATCGCATAAAGCATCGGTTGCGTTATTTATGTCTGCAAATTCTTCCATCAGATTTGCTTCGCACTCTGCAACGCTCTTCGGTGTCGGGTTTGTGCCATCCAGCGCACGGCGTAGCTTCAACGCAGCCTGTGCCAACTCAGATGCTTCTTCTGCCAACTGTGCTAAGATTTCCGTCTTGGGAAGGATGTCTGAAACTTTTCTACTCACTTCTGTTCTCCTTTCAGCCAGTCGTTCAGTTTTGCCATGCAAGAGGGGCAAAGGTCATAGTCGTTGTTGCGCCAGTCCACAGTCCCACAGTTGCTCATGTGGATTGTTTGTATATGGTTGCTAACAGCATTTGGATTGATATAAGGTTTTCGCATTCTTTCCTCAACCTCATCCCATTCTTCCTCTGCATCCTCAACCATTCTCTCTGCACCATCGTTTTCTTTGAAAATTTCGCCGCAACGGTCACATTTGAAAACTCTGCTCATTCTCTTTCTCCAATCTCTTTAACAGCCCATCAACGTCATACCGCCAATGGACACGTAGCCTTTTTGCTTTGATCTCTATCCCCTCTTGCTCTGCCCATTGCCAAGGGATGCTCTTCCGGCTCTCGTTGTAATGGAACGCCAGGACCTTGCTGGCAGGGATTGCAAAGGTGCGGTTGACTGCCCTGTAATTGACTATCACATGGGCGGTCTGACCGTTGTACCCCATCGCTTCCACCATGTCAGTGATGTGCTTTTCCTTACGGTACTTGCACTTTGCCTTGTCGTACTTTCCGAACACCTTTTCCAGAGGGATAGAGGGCGTTTCTATGGTTTTCAGTTCAAACAGGTGGTTCATCGGGTATCGGTACACAAGGAAGTCACAGATGTTGTCTATGGAAAAAGACAGGTTCTCGTTGCCGCCGTAGTAGGTGGCAGCACTGTCTTTCAGGCGGTAGCACCACGCATCAGATGGGACGGATGCCTTGAAGTCTGCTTCAAACTGCTTGCCGGTGTTCATGTGTGAAGTCCTTTGTTGATTCGGTCTAACATTTCAGGTAACTCAGGCATTGGCATCCAAAACGGGTACTCATCAGGAAGCGATTTGACCAGCTCCCAATATTGCTGTAAGATTCGCCACTTATTCATGCTTTCAGAGAAATACACAGAAAGCACAAACAATCCGTCTTGGTTCGCATCTTCCTTTGTCGGAGGGTTCTTTGCCGTTTCTCTCCATTCGTTCATCCTCGTTCACCTCTAAATTCACTTCCGAGAAACCGTTTCTTGCCTTTTTCCCGGTGTTTGTCCTCATAATCACGGTGGTACACGCTCTGGCTGTGGTTCAGCTCATACACGAACGCTTTGCGTTCCTCGAAGTCTTTTTTCTCTGTCTTGTACTTCTCGCAAGTGTCGTGGCAAGCTTGGCGGCGTGATGGGCAGTTGAGACAACAGGTAATCATTCTATCAACCCCATTGTTCGGACATTGCCTTTGCAATACCTGGAGCAGTCTTGCTTCTTGCTTTTGCTCGCCCTTCTTGACCGTTTGTAACGCCACGAATACCCTCACACCATGCAATTGGCTTTCCTTTGCACTTCTCCCCTTGGCAAAAATATCTTGGCTTTGGTCTTGGCAAGTCGTTCTTTTTCTTGAGAAGAGGGAGATTTTTCAGCCAGAGGCAAGTGCGCTTTGTGTGATAGTTTTCCTCGTCAGCTTCGCTCTCTGCAAAAAAGTACGGGTGTATGATCTGGTCGGCTTTTCTGTACGCCGTGTTCATGATTCCTACCGGATTTTCCACCGCAATGTGTGGCACGTCCGCCAACATGAATTGCATAAAGAAAATTGCGGCTTCTACGCGCTTTGCCCATCGTGCTACAACTTTTTCAACCGGCGTGACGCGCAAACTGTATGCTCTTGTCGCCGCGTTGGAAAGATAAGTGCAGGGCGGGTGTGCAATGAGCAAATCCCACTTTCCAACGTCATGCGTTACGCCGTCCATCGTCACGACTTGCCCCCCCTTAACAGCCTTGAGCGCATCCCCGAGGATGTGCCATTCGGGATGCCCACCGGACGGCTCTTGAATATCGCAAGAGTAGGCTTCGTGTCCTTTTGCTCGAAATGCTTTGCAAACTTCCTGTGATTCCTCACAAGCGACTAAAACTTTCATCTTTCCAAACGCCCGTTCAGCCGGATAGCACAGCTCTTATATAAGGTAGGCACCAATGCTTCACAGGTCAGAACGGCATGTCATCCGTGTTGCCCTCAATCACAGAAAAGTCATCATTCCCGCCTTGCGAGTAGCCTGAGCCAGACCCGACAGACAGCGTTTTCTTCGGTCTGACCTCATAATCGCCGGAACGAATCTTGTCAACGCTGGTGAAGCGGTCAACGACCAGCTTCGTCTTGATGTTGCCATCGTTGCCCATGTACTCTTCCTCACGGAGAACCACGCCGACCAGCTTGCCACGCAGGGCCTTTTCATCGTTGTTGAACTTGTAGCCGGGATTGGACTGCTCCACAGCAGTGATGAAGCCCTTGAAGAACGGTAGCGCCTTTTCCTTGTAGCTTTTGATGGTCTTGCCGCCCCATGCCCATTCGCCCGGATTCAGCTTGCCACGCTCGACAAGGGAAGCGGTCTGCTCACGCCAGTAACCCTTGAACTCGCCCTCTGCGACTTCCCACTCGATGTTCAGACGCTCCTTTGCGGGTTCGTCCGTTGCCTTGCAGATACCGGCAACATAGCCGCCAACAGGCAGGTCACGGCGTTCGGTGGCTTCCTGTACGTCATTCCAGTTGATGTTCTTCATCTGTTACTCTCCTTTGTTATCCGGCTGAACCGGGATGTTGTAATACTCGCGGATGGTCTTGTCTACGGCAGCGAGGTCGTTCTCGATCAGTGCGTCGTTGAACATCTCAAGAGGGGTTTTTACGGTGTCCATCCCATCATTGCGAGTGCTGAACAGGTATCGCCCATCTTGCACAACGGTTTTCAGAACGATGGTGAAATACCCTTCCACGCAGACCTTCTCGTCCAGAAGCTTGCCGATGGTCTTAAACTTCTCGCCGCCGTCTCCGTCACGCTCGCTGTGACCGAAAAAGTAGACCACCACATCGTCCGGCAGTTCCTTTGCCCGCATCAGCAGAGCGTTGAAGTTGGCTGCCATGTCGGTAAACTTCTGGTATCCAGCGACCTTTGCGTTCCGCATGAACTCGCCAGTCATAAGATAGGTGGCATCGTCAATGACGATGGACTTACGCTTGGTGCTGTGGATTGCTGCGTCAATCTTGCCGTAGTCGTTGGTGATATAGGTTTTCATGTTGCTACGGAACGGCAGCGGCTTTCCAAGCACGTTGATAACCGCAACCTGTTCAGGGTCAAAGTTCCGAAGCGAAGCGGACTTACCGCTGCCGGAGTGACCGTAGACCATTACTAATACTGCCATTTTTCTTTCCTTTCTTCGGCTTCATTAGGCATCATTGTTCTTACTTTGGCTTAATACGGCTATACAAAAATCAACCAGCCATCAGTTCTGCCAACTGTGCACGGAGGTCTTTCAACTCCGCTTCCCTGTCGTCAATTTCAGACTGCAAGTCCTTAATCTCAGCCAGCCGGTCAGCTTCTTTTGCTTCTGCCATCTGCTCGTTGGTCATAAAGTACACACCGTCCTCCGGCTCGGTCACGCCACCGAATCTGTCAAGGTTAATCATCTTTGGGTCTCCCTCTCTTACGTTCTTCTTTGATTTGCAACGCACTGTGCCACTGGTCTTTGTCGATTTCGATGGTAGACCACCGGTAGTTACATACAAGGCACTTCTTGCGTCGAGTGATGCTGTCATGGTCAGACCGGCTATCAACCGTTGTGATGTTGTCACTGCCGCACATCGGGCATTTCATCGTGCATCCCTCCACTCGTTTGTGTGGTGGGGAATGTGTTTTACTTTGCGATTTTCCCGTTCGATACGTTCATTTTCAGAGCTGACCCCAATGGCACACAAGACAAGTGCTGCGGCAAGGAAGCTACACGAAAGGAAAACATATCCAAACATTGCTACTGTGCTCTGACTTTTCTGGATTGCATCGCCACATCCTACCGAAAAGATTGCTAACGCGATTCCAATCGCGCAAAGGACATTAGCTTTCAGGCTTTTCACTCTTATTACCTCCAAAACTCAGTATCCACGCCGTAGCCATCGCCACAGACGCCGCGATGATTCCACGGGCAGCTGATGCACCTACCAGAATACCGATGTGATGCACAATCCAGAAGTTCAGCAGAAATACCGCCAAAACCACTGCCAGTGCCATGCCCCACATCAGGGCGACTTCAATCAGTGCTTTCACTTTATCTCCTTTCATTTTTGCCATTGCGAGTCATGACGATACCATGCGTTGCCGTTGCTTGTCGGTGAATCGCCTTGCCTTTGCTTTTCTGCTCCTAGCTACTCAATGCCTTAGCCTATCGTTTCTATCTTTTGCCGTCGCTCTGCACTGCCTAGTTTTGCCTTTCATAGCCATAGCAACTCATATCGTGTCTACGCTCCGCTTTGCCTTTGCTTATCAAAGCTACGCCTTGCATCCATAGCCTTTGCGATTCACTACTTCTCAACGCCTTTGTTTTACGTTGCGTTTCTTCGTTGTGCCATTACATCGCATGTCAACTCCATGCCTTGCCGTTGCGACTCGCTTCTGTTCCATGCCTTGCCTTTGCGCCACGTCTCAAAGCCGTGCCATAGCCATGCTGTTATCAGCAATTCCGAACTGTGCCGTTGCGGAGCAAATCATGGCTTGTCTATGCGATTCCATTGCACTCAGTCAAGAACTTCGTAGATATAACGGCCTTTGCCAGATTTCAAGCTTTTTCGGATTAAATGAATTGAAATTCCAGTTTTTCGCACCGCTTCGTTTATGGATTTATAAATGCATCCGTTTTCTGCGTCTTTTACTGGGGTTCCGTGCGAATATGAATAGTCTTTTGGCGTATATCCGTTCCTTATCGCTTCTTTTATCCTTTTTTGCACATATTGGTCGCCTTTTGTTTCATACCAAGTTTTTATTGAACCTCTTGGGATTCCAGACTCTTTTGCCCAATCGCTACAAGATTTTGTTACGCCATCAACTGTAATTAAAATTGTCACGCGTCTATTGTTTACATTGTCTTGCCGTGTCGCCCATCGACAATTTTCGGGACAGTAATTTCCATCATTGTTAATTCGGTCTAAATCAAGCCCTTTGTTCCAGCCAGCGGATAAAGCCCATTTACAAAACGGCTCAAATATTTGCCATTCTTTGCACACTCGGATGCCTCTTGCTCCGTAGTTTTTGTAGGCGGAACATTTAGGGTTTTGCGTTCGCTGCTTCATGGATTTCCAAGCCCAATAGATTTCTATGTTCTTTTGCCGAAGTGTCATTTAACCTCCAAAACCTCATACTCAAACCGCCCCTTCGAGCTGTTTCTCCACTGGCCGATGCCACGCAGAACTCCGTAGTCCAGCCACTCACGCACGACCTTCTCGTGGGAATCGTCCAGAAGAACGATTTCGAACTCGCAGGTCGAACCAGCTGGAATCTGCTCGCTGTTGGCAAGGCTTACACGTTCACCCTGCGCCGTCTGTGCGCGGAGAGGGCGCTGACACTCGGTAATCTCGCCGTTCACATGAATGGGAATCATGCGGGGCTGAACGAAAATCAGACCATCAATGACCTTCTTGTAGGCTGTCAGCTTGCCGGATTCGTTGACCGCTTTCTTCTTGCCGGTTTCGGTCTTGCCGCCGATACGACCTAGCATACCGCAGGAATCCTTGAAGAACCCCTTAATCTGGTAGTCATACAGGATGGGTTCGCCGTTCTCGTTGCGAGGGAACACGGTCATGCCCTTGTCTGCTACTGCGTCAGCACCCAGAGCTGCAACCTCGTCCTCGATGGTATTTGCATCCGGGGACTTGCTGGCGATGAACTCGCGTGCAATGTTCTGATTGCTAGGCCAAGTGCCGAGAACGGCTTCGATGAATGTGATTCTTACTTTGATTTTTTTCATTTTTGCTCTCTCTTTCTTTCTCGATATGTTCCAGTCTTAAAGGTTCACGCTCTTTCCAGCGCTTCTGCCACAGACTGCTTTTGTTAAAGTTGCTTATTGCTTTCTTCATTGTTTGCCATCCTTCGCTTGCGTTGGATGTGCTCCAGCCGGTCTTTCTCCCGGCTGTGCCAGCGGATTTCCCGCTTGCCGTAGTACTTACCGTTCATCAGGGGCCTTCACCTTTCCCTGTGCAAGTAAAGTACTGTAATGGCCGTAGCTCATGCCGTATCGTTTTGCGGCATCGTTCATCTGTCGCACGGTATACTTTGGAGGCTCGTGCTTTTGAGGTCTCGCACGTTCTGGCTCCTGCACATCCCAAGTAATTTTGAACTCACCAGATGCTTTTAGCTCATTCAGCTCTTTTTGCTTTTTGGCTTTGTACTTTTTGGTCAAAGCCTTGTTTGCATCTGCTGCACATTCAGGGTGATACTTCTGAGACCAGACCTTCCGAACCATTGGCTTCTTGCACCAAGCGCATAAAGCCGGTTCCGGCTTAGCCTTGATTCCTTTCTTTATAAGAGCCTGCCGTTCTCTGCGAACAATGATTTTACATTCTTCACAGTATTTCTTGCACGGATTTACAAGGCCAAGAAAGACACCGCAGCGCTCACAGTATTTAATTTCCATCCACTTCACTTGCCTTTCTTAAGGCTCTTTCATTGTGTTCAGAAAAACACTGGTCAAGAAACTGGATGAACTTTGCGATTTTCTTTGCATCTTCCGGCGTACAACCATTTTCCACAAAACGTCTTGTCGCCTGTTCACGCTTGAAATCCGAGTAGGTCTTGGCCGCAGCGTCAATGGCAAACTTGGCTTCTTCTGGGTATTCAAGGTCTACCTTCAAGGTGATAATCTTCTCCATGTTCAGTCCTCCCATCCTCCGAAATCTTGCTGTTCTGCAACAGCCCTGGTCTCGATTCTCGGCGTGATGCCAAGCTTCTTGAGTTGCTCATGGATGAGCTTTTCACCCTCGACCGTCCAGACCGTTGTATTTGGAATGTAAGTCTTGCCGTTAGAGCGCTGAATGGCCTTGCCCTTGCGGTTCTTGGTGTAGCCCTTACCCTGATAGGGTTTGTACAGCACCCACTGACCATCGCTGTCTTTGTACTGGACTCGCTGGCTGTAAAGCAGTTTGTTCAGCTTTTCAGCAGTCAAACCGTAGTCCTTTGCGATGCTGGTGGCTGTCCGGCAGTTGTCTGCAATACACACGGCCCTGGCAAACTCTGCATCCGGTGTCAGCTCTGCAATCCGTTTGTCCTTCTCTTCCAGCTCTTCGTGCGCTGCGATTAGCGCAGTTGCAAGGAGCTGCGAGCGGGTGAGCTTCGGCTGTTCAGCCAGCTTCTTCTCCATTTCGTTGAACGCTGCAATGTACTTGAGCTTCCACTCAAGAGCCGCCCTGCCGGTAAAGCCCATAGCCAGCAGGGTGAAACCGTCACGGTTCATCAGATACATGGGGTAGCTCTGGCCGTTCTGCTCGTGGGTGTACTCGGTTTTGAAGAACATGTGGGTGTCCCCATTTTTGGGGAGACCCTTCATAATATCTTCGATGTCACGCATCACATGGTCATGACGTTTCTCGAAGCTCTCTGCAATCTGACGGCTGGAAACCACAGGCTCTCCATTCTGCATAGATAAGATAATGTCGTTCATTTTTAACCCTTTCTTATGATTTACTGCTTATCTCTTACAAGAAGAGCGTCCACCGACACGCGGAAGTAATCAGCGACTTTCACAAGCTGTCGAATGCTCGGCCCATTTGCGGAGCGTTCCCACTTGCCCAGTGCGCCGTTGCTTAAACCAGCAGCTACTTCCAAGTCAGTACGAGACAGACCATGTAACTTGCGAAACTCGTCGATTTTAGAAAGATTCACTAGCCATTCTCCTTTCTGGGCTTGCATTTTACTAGAAAATATGCTACTATGTAGTTGCGAGGTACAAAGTGAACATTTTCCAGCGACTTCCCGATAGATTTGTCAGGGGTCTTGATTTTTGTTTGCCCTGTGCTTCATATTATACTAGCCAAGTGGCTATTTTTCAATAGTCAATCTTCAATTCTGTGAACATTTGGCTATTTGCACAAAAAGAGAGGTCTTTTTCTATGCGCAATGTGGAGCGAGCCAAAAGAATCGCTGCCAACAAGGGTGTAAATATATCCTTTGTGTGCAGAGAAATCGGAAAAAGCAGAGGTTATATCTCTCAAATGCTGACTACCGACAGGGATTTTCCAGATGAAATGCTTTTGCCAGTAGCCAACGCGCTTGGCGTTACGGTTGAGGAACTCACTGGCGAGCAAAAAGAAAAAACGTCCCAGCAGCCGCAAAGTGAAGTCGATGCAGCAGTGGAGCGAATTCGGAAAAAACTTGAATCTATGCCGACAGCGCAGCGTGAAGCGCTGATGAACCTGATCGAGAAGATGTGAGGTAAGCCCGTGTATTACTTGTTGTGCGGCTGTGCCTTTTGCTTTTGGTTCATGCAAGCCTTGCTAAAAGGCAATGACCGTGTACTATATGGCAACAGCAGAAAATATCGTTACCGTAGAAACCGAAAAAAGAAGTGGTTCTGACCCGGTAAAATAAAAAGAATCCCTTGTGCCGGGCTGGTGTAGCTCTGTGCAAGGGATTTTCTGTTATTCTAGGCCTAAGGCTTGCTCAGCTGCCGGAATCTTATCAGGGTGTTCCAACAACCATGCGATAAACCTGTCAATCTCCGCTCTTTCTTGTTCGCTCATTGCAGCATATCCTCCCGATCAGTAAATACGAATGTTCATTTGATATGATTATACATCTTTTGGTTGTGTAGTCAATACAATTTTAACAACTTCGTAAAAATCGAATGTTTTCTTCACATCCGTTACTTTACATCGGGGAAGCCACGAGCGTTCAAGTCAAAAGGGACAACGCCTATCCATCTTTCCTCCAATCACAGCTCTACGAGCTGCCCGTCAATGCGTTCGATGCTATCTCCCGGGTCGCGCCCATCGTCTAAGGCGGCTACGGCACGTTCTAGGATGCCTTTCGCTTCGAGGTAAGCACCTTTATCAGCTTCGTACCCAGAAAGGCTCAGGACAAGCTCCAGCGTCCGTCTGCGGGCGTATGGAATAATCAAAGCATCTACAGTTCGGTTCATTAGCTTTCCTCCCATGGTTCAGGTGTGTGTGGCTGCCCATCGGTAACGCTGGCGGGCATTCCATCGATGATTGGCATACGTTCATGGTTCCAGATTACAGTTTCTTTCATTTTGCGTTTCCTTTCTATTTGGAATTTTTTTACAATACAGTTATACCACATCTCGCTGTTTCAATGAAACAGCGAATTTTTTCAATTATTGTTTCACATTTTGAACAATATATCAGTTGAATTTCTTTGTTTTTGTATCATTTTGTCGAAAGAGGGGTATTTATGGATGATTATAGGATACGAGTGGCAAAAACGTTAGAGATGGCAAGAGCGGAATCTGGGCTTAGCCAACAGAAGCTTGCGGACAAAATGGGTATAGGCCGAACATCCATCTTTCGTTATGAGCAAGGGACAATGACCCCAGATGCTTCTACTATCATAAAATGGTTTGTGTGCTGCGGTGTTGCGGCCAAGCCGTACATAGACACCTGTTTGCATCCCGGATTATTGGAAAGCCTGGCTGGCGATGCCAGCACCAAGAGAAAGAGAGATGCGCTGATAGAGCATATCAAAGAAGCCCATCCGCAAGAAATTGACTTGCTGTGCTATCTGATCTATGGCAATCACGGCTCAGATTACCTTGCCGTTCTGTGCGAAATGGTAGCCAACCTTCATACGACTTTGCGTGATCGTGTGTCTGTCTGCCGCACTGTCACAGGTCATTATGAAATGGCACAGGCCACCAAAACCGACCCAGACCCAGACGGAACACAACCCAATATGCAGATTTTGTATCAGGCACAGGACTGTGGGGAAGCTGCGGCGATGAAGCGAAACGATTCTTATACCATCAACGAAGAAAACATTTTGCGCTGATTGTCGAATTATCGCAGTTTTTGAAGAACATTTTGTCCACGTTCATCCACTTTTTGTGCACCTATCGGGCAAATTTGCCTTGTCATTCCGTCCCCCATAGTCTGTAAATCGACAGCATTTTCGCGGAATAAATAACGAGTTGTCGTTAATTTATTGTCTGTGATTGGTCGGCTTGTCAATCTGTCCCCCATAACACCGGCTTAAAAGTTTTTCATCCACTTTTTGTACACGTTAGATAAGACTAATCATTACCGGGAATACTTTATTCAGCAAATGAAAGGTTGAGTTATCCACAAGCTGGAATAGAAAAACAAAGAAATTGTTGAAAATTATCGTCATCGCTTATTTAACGATGATATTTAACCTCTTGTTTATTTCTTGTTTAATATATAATAGGTAGATGGGGGACGAAATGACAAAGCATGGGGGACATTTTGACAAGTCATGGGGGACGTTTTGACGACCCTGTGGGGGACAAAAAGACAAGCCATGGGGGACAAAATGTATTGACTTGTCCCCCCTGCCTGTGATATACTGCTTTTAGGCTAGAAAAGGAGGCGAACAGATGCCTAAAATATCCGACAACAACCTTGTTGAAAAAAGCAAATCCCTTGTGTGGGCAAAGTTTAGGGACTACACGGCAGGCGAGCTTCGGTTGCTAGAGGTTTACTTGTCAAGAATAAATCCGAGAGACCCAAACAGCAGCCGTGTGGAGTTCACTTTGGCAGAGTACAGAGACCTGCTGGGGTTAAAAAGCCTTGATGCACGAAGGATTGAGCCGCAGATCAAGCACTTTTTGGGCAACACTGTGTCGATTCCCATTGACAAAGAAAAGGGAACATTTGAGAGCTTTGTCCTTTTCACAAGGGCAAAACTGGACTATGTGCCGGAAACAAGGTCTTATGTTGTGGCAATCACTTGCAACCCTGACCTTCGCCCTATTTTCTTTGACATTGCTGAAAGCGGCTATGTTCGGTATCGGCTGCGTTACACGTCAAGAATGAAGTCTCAATACAGCATTTTGCTTTATTCGATTCTTCGGGACTGGTTGAACATGGACAGCAAGCCGCATGAAATCAGTCTGAAAAAGCTGAGAGAACAGCTCGGTGCGATGGAAGCAAGCTACGATGTTTACAAGAATCTCCGCAAACGAGTGCTTGACGTTGCAGTAGATGAAATCAATGCCGTGTCTGACATCGTAGTGACCTATGAACCGGTTCTTGTGGCACGAAAGGCTGTGGCGGTCAAGTTCAAGCCCAAAATTAAAGTGTCTGAGACGCTGATTGAAGCTCAGGCAAGCGAAGTGCCGGTAGAACCTCAAAAAGCCGTGAGAAAGCCCCGTAGAAGCGGATACGATGATTTTGATTGGTCTGTGTGTGACGAATTGGAAAAGCAGGACTGCATTGACGTGGCGAAGGTAGTTGAGAAGTGGATGAAGAAAGAGCATCCAGAAATCAAGCTGCCGAGACGCAGAGAAGCGGTTTACGACACGGTGAAGGCGGCGTATAAGGACATCTTGTCTTTGGACAGGTCTCCGTTCCCTGACAGACCTGTTGGCTATCTGATTAGAAGCGTAGACAAAGCGGGTATTGTAGACAAGTATATGCCTGCGTTTTATTCCATTGAAGCGCTTAACAGCAAATAAAGAAAGAGTGATAAAATGGCAAAAATCATAGCCGTCGCCAACCAGAAGGGCGGCACAGGAAAGACTACCACAAGCACTTGTCTGGCTGGTGCGTTGCAGTTGCTTGACAAGAAAGTCCTGCTGGTGGACTGCGATGCACAGTGCAACGCAACGGACACCTACGGCGCACAGACAGAGGACGTGTGTACCCTGTTCGATGTAATGACCCGGCAAGGTACGGTAGAGGAAGGAATCCAGCACTGTGAAGCTGGTGACATTCTGCCGTCAGATAACGCATTGAAGGACATTGACGAGCAGCTTGTCCGGGACATTGGAAAGAACTTCCGGCTGCGTGAAGCGCTTGAAAGCGTGTCCGGGCAGTACGATTATATCGTGCTGGACACTCCCCCTCAGCTTGGTCTTGCACTTGTGAACGCTCTGATTGCCGCCAATAGCATTATCGTGCCTATTACAGCAGACCGCTATGCGCTTGCCGGACTGAGCCAGCTTTCGCAGACCATTGGTGACGTTCGCAGATACTTCAACCCGACTTTGAAGATTGAGGGTCTGCTCCTGAACCAGTACAAGAGCCGTGAGAACCTGTCCAAAGAGGTTGTAGAGCAGCTTCCTGTGATTGCACAAAGCATGGGAACAAAGCTACTGGACGTGAAGATTAGACCGTCTATGGGCGTTCGAAAGGCACAGGCAGAGCGTCACAGCCTGTTTAGTGGCGACACGGCAAAGAGTACCAGCGCAGAGGATTTTAAGGTTTTGGCGAAGATGATTGTGGAGGGGAAAGAAAAATGAGCGATTTGTACCCACATCTTTTGAATGCAACTTGTTCTGATGACACGGAGCAAGTCTACATTATCAATTTTGGTTTTTCATTTAATGACCTTTCCGATAAAGAGAAAGAAATGGCGTTTCATTCTCAGTGGTATCTAGCTGAAAAATATTACAAAAAGTGGCAGAAAGAACTTGCAAATAATCAATGGGCGAAATCAGAAGATGAAATGCCAGATGAACTAAACCCATACGTTATCGGGTTTAGCAAAGACGAATACGATGTAGAAATTGTAGGCTATGAAGAAGATTTTAAGGAATGGCGGGACAAAAGCGGAAAGCCGCATAATATAACTCACTGGATGCCGTTGCCGACCGTTCCTGACCTTGATGAAGATTGGGAGGAAGAAGAATGAAGTCAACCAGCAAAAAATCCACGGGTTTGCTTGGCGGGTTTGACTTCCAGCCTGTTTTTTCGGAACAGCCATTAAGCCGAAGTGAGCCAAAGGAAGAAGAAGTAAGCCAAACAAAGCCGAATAATGCCGAACAAGCACAGATTAAGCCCAGTGAAGCCACAGACAGCCATGCACAGCCAAGTGAAGCGGAATTAAGCAGTATTAAGCCGAAGCAAGCCAAAGACAACGAAAGACAGCCAAATGATGCCGTGTTAGGCGAAGGTAAGCCGAAGAAGCTGAAACAAGCGAAAGAAGTTCAACGTCTTATCGAACAGGGAGATGTTCCCGGCGCACTTGCAGAAGCTGGCTTGACAAAGAAAAAAATCCCGATGCCGGAATCGCATCAGGGCGTTGCAAGCGGTGACGGCAAACGTTCTAAGCGCATTACCATCCTTATGAGCGAGGAAGAACGTAAGTATATCAACCGTGAAGCCAGACGGCACGGAATGACCATCGGGCAGTATGTGTACGCTCTGGCTGCTGCTGCGGCAGATGGGAAGATTGAGTTGGAAGATTTCTTGGAGGATTGAGGTATGTCGTGAAACACGATATACCTGCAAACTGTATCTTCCGGTAGTAGGTATTGACTTTTAAGCACACAAATAGTATACTTAATGTGCGCTCAAAAGTGGAGGTGAACGCATGAGTGCAAAAATGGGAAGACCAAAGCTGGAAAACCCGAACAGTGTTCGCACAAGCGTCCGTTTGGACGTGAATACTGACAAACAGCTTTCGGATTATTGCGAAAAAAACGGCATTTCTAAGGGAGAAGCCGTTCGTGAAGCTGTCCAGCAATGGCTTGAACATCAAAAATAAAAAATCCCCTAAACTGTTCGTAACTTGGCGGTCACCGGCAGTTTAAGGGATTACACTCCATGCGATTATGGGTGATAAATCCATTATATCATCTTCATAGTTGCATTACAAGCAAGATTTTTGTGGTAAAGCCAATGAACATTCCGGCAACGAAAGAAGAGATTCTCGAAAACTTCAAGAAAAACAACAATGGTCGTCCGCTCAATAAGGATGATTATGAGATTGCGGAAGCGTTATCTCGCATCACTTACAAGGCGTATGAGGTCGGCGTGGAAGATGCCAAACAGTTGAATATGGAGGATATGATGGATAACAGAAACGCACTTCAAATCTTTAAGAACGAAGAGTTTGGCTCAATCAGAACATTTGTGAAAAACGGAGAGTACTGGTTTGTCGGTAGGGATGTATGTAATGCGTTTCAAGACAAGAACCCAAATAGAAGCATCGGACGAATTGACGATTGCGATAAGCGTTCCTTGAAAATCAAAGATTCTCTTGGGCGTGAGCAAACAGTGACTGTTATCAACGAATCCGGGTTATATGCTCTTCTTTTTGCAATGCAGCCGCAAAAAGCGCATAATCATGGGGTGTCAGATGAGTACCCCATCGAAATCAAGGAAAGGATTGAGAAGCTTCGCCGTTTTAAGAGATGGGTAACGCATGATGTGCTTCCTACGCTTCGCAAGACTGGCTCTTACAGTATGAACCAGCAGGAGAACAAGCCTGACGCGCAGAACGATGCAATCTTGCAAGTGCTGATGAAGAACACGGAAGTCTTGCAAGCCATCGTTCAGCAGAACCAGCAGATTATGATTGCTCTTACCAACCTATCTGTCAGCGATGCAAAGCGCACGATGGAGATTCAGCCTTACACTTCCCATCAGGGGCAGAAGGGTGACGGCAAACGTAGCAAGCGAATCACAATTCTTATGAGCGACAGCGAGCGGACGTTCGTTACGAGAGAAGCACGCAAGCACGGATTCACGGCAGGGGAGTACATCTACAACCTGTCCGTTGCAGCATCGAAAGACCAGATTGATTTAGGCTGATTTAGTGGCGGAATTTTTCGCCACTAATTATCAAAGCGCAAAATTGCGCTCTGGTCATAACTGAATTTTCAGTGCTGATAGTAAATAAAGAGGGGGCCTGTCCAATTTTGGGCACACCCCCTCTTTTGTTTCACTTCTCTGTCACGCAATCCCAGTAGAGATATGCCTTGCCATCTGCGGCATCTGCGTCCTCAAGGAACGCCTTTGCCATGTCAGCATAGAAGCCCGGAGTGTCAACAGACTGGCGTTTTGCGACCTGACAATAATCCGAGTACATCATGTTCATAACAGCCCAGAAATCGTTCGGGTCACAAGTGATGTTGCGCTGTTTGGCAACGTCCTGTGTCTGTTCCAGCGTCCAGTGACAGCCCTTTGTGCCGTCAGCATTCACCATGCTGTCGCACCATTCCTCTGCTTCATCGTGGGTAAGGTGCTTGCGTGGCATCTTGATGGAGCGGCTGTCCGCACCGCCATGCTCATACTGCCCAGACCGCTTGTCCCAGTCTCCGTTTTGCGAGAAGCCAATCTGCGGCATCTTGCGCTCGTACTCTACGTCAGGGTAGCGGGGGATAGGGTAGGGGTCAATGTAGCGGTTTTCCTCCTGCGGATAGTAAGGATAGCGGTCGCTGCCATCTTCCAGCTTACGCAGACGGCGTTCCAGCTCACGTTCCCTGCGGTCACGCTCTTCCTCAAGGCGGTCACGTTCCGGCTCACGGTCTTTGTCGTGGTCGCGGAGCATCATCATGCGGCGAAAATTATTCTTGCCCATAATCTATACCTCCTCAAGAAATGGACGCAGGCGCACCGGCGTGGGAGCGGCAGAAGCAGCCAAGATACTTAAACGTGCCGGTGCCGGTTGCAGACGTTGCCACACGGGTAGCGTAGCGGGTGCGGGTGTGGATGCTCTCGGCGGTTGCCTGAGCGCAGTTGCAATCGGTCAGAGGGTACGCGGTCGTGCCTGCACCTATGGTAATGACCACAGGGGCGTTGATGGTAGTCGTGTCCGGCAAGCTCTGAGCAACCACGATACAATACTTCTCTCCGTTCTGGTATGCGCCAGCAGGGATATTGATGGTCAGCGTGTCGTTGGCAAACGTGACCGCCTGACTGATGACCAAGTGCGGGCAGAGTTTGCAGCTTGTTTTGCAAGCCATAATGTTTTCCTCCTAAAAAATCAGGGGCAGAGGTGTCTTACCCCTGCCCCGATGGTTCACCCGGTGTTATCGGGGAGTGTGTAGGTTAGCAGCAGCCGCAGCAGTTCACGCCCACGTTGGGGTTTGCCACCTGATAAGCGGGGATCGGACGAGGATTGACCCGGTTCAGGATGGTATCGGTCTGCTGGGACATCACAGTGGTCAGAAGCGCATTCTGACGATCCTGAGAAGCAGCGAACTTCAGGTTCTGGTTCTCAGCGGTCAGAGTGGCAATCTTATCCTGCGTGAAGTAGTCCATCATGCTGCGGAAATTGGCGTTGCAGTTGTCCACGATGGCACGGGCGTTGTCTGCGATAGCCTGACGGGTAGCGCAGTCCTGCTGTGCAATGGTGTACTTCAGGTCGCCGATGAGCTGCTTGTTCTCGCAGCAGCAAGATGCAAGCTGCGTGGAAAGTGCGGTCTGACCCGCCTGCCGTGCGTTGCCCTCCTGCATGATGGCGAGGCTGATGGCGTTGTCGCCGTTGGACACGCTGCGTTCCAGACCGTTCACGAGCTGTGCGTTCTGGTAGCCGAGCTGACAGATGGCGCTGTTCACGCCCGCAAAGCCGTTTGCGATGTTGGCGTTGACTCCGTTTATCTGCGCCAGCTGGTCATAGCCCAGAGAGCAGATACCGCTCTGAATGCCAGCCAGAGAACGGGAAGTGTCCTGCTGGTAGAAGCCTTCAGACAGAGCCGCACGAGTATCTGCGCCACCCTGACCAGTTGCGCCAGTGCCGACCAGATAGGGGATGTAGCTGTTCATGCCGTTGTCACCACCGTTTCGACCGTAGCCGTTTGTACCCCAGCCGAAGATGATGGCGAGGATGATAACCGCCCACAGACCTTCGTTGCCGAAAAATCCGCCGTTGTTATTGCCACCGTCCTGCCCAGCCAGATAACCAGTTGCAAAATCGTCCATAACAAAACTCCTTTCAGTTTTGCGTTATGCCATCCCACCGCCGTGTGCGGTGGGCGAAGCCAAATCAAAGCGGTTTTTGTCAAGTCCGCAAAACTGAGAAGCGTTTCGCTTAGGGATGCTTATTTTAGGATTGTTAAGTCAGCTTGGAGGGTTGTCTTTTTTATCTTTTGGGTCATCCCACTTTTTGCTGGCAGCACCAAAAATAAAGCCAAGCATTAAAGGAACCCATATTTTGTCATCGCCGCACAGATTGTTGATGTCAAAATCTTTTTCGGAATGGCTGTTTTCAAAATCATCCATTGTAAAGTCTCCTCACTTCGGAAGCGTCAAATTCAGGACGCTTGCCAGCTGGTTCAGGTCGATGCCCCGCTCTTTGGCGAGGTTCTGCGCCATCGTTCGGAGCTGTGCTTCGTTTTTACCCTGAATCAGGTTCAGCCCCTGCATGATAGGAGCATTCTGCCCGCTTAACTGCTGGATAAGCCCCATCGGGTTTTGCCCGGCACGAGCCAGATTTGCAAGCTGCATGATAGGGCTGTGAATAATCACATCAAACGGAGAGGACATTTTTATTCTCCTTTCTTTGCGGTGGCAGAGGGCTTAGAAAAACTCTTCTGCCACTTTTCCAACTCATCCAGACGGTGGACGAGGGTGTTGTACTGCTCAATAGGCACATACTGCTGTGTCGGTGCAGCGGTCTGCTGTGCCTGTTGTGCTTGCATCTGCCGCCATGCTTCCGGACTGTAAAACTCTTGTACATAGGATTCACAGGTGTCCGGGTTGAGCCGTTTGCAGTAGATCACGCCGCTGCGCAAATCTGGGCAGTAGGTCGGTCTGCCGTACAAGTCAGACGGTATCGCCAGAAATTCTTCCCTGCTGGAAACAGGTCTGCCCAGTAGCCAACCACCGTCTTGTGCCGACTGCTGAACGGGCTGTTGCCCATTCATCGGCTGCGGACGCTGCGGTTGTGCCTGTTGCATCTGTGCGTTTGGCAGGGAAGTGGCAAGTCCTACCGTGCCCATACCGCCGTAAGGATTGACAGGCTGCTGTGGAACGTAAGGTGCTCCGGGTGTCGGATAATAGCTCATAATACATCCCTCCTTGTGCTCTTAGTGTACCGCATCAGCAAAAAGCGAAAGACAACGAAGGTATAACGAAGGACAAAAAAAGAAAAGCGCCCACGCGGAAAAATCCGCATGAGCGCTTAACTGTAAAGATGCACACATTGAAGTGCAATGCTAAAATATCACATCATCCAATATATGGCAATGCTTTTGACAAAACTAGTGCGAATAAAACAAAATCCACCAGCCTAAAGCTGATGGATTATAAGTGAGCGAGTAATCGCCCCGCCACCGAAGTGGCAAAATTGCGTCTCCCGCATGGTACGCACTATAAGTAGGCGAGCGGGAGACTGGTCGGCGCCTATCTGGCAACCGCTTTTTTCATTCCCAGATAAAGCACGGGGCTAGCTGGCAAATATCCACCCTAATGCGCTTCTTCGAGAGGCCGGGTGGATTTGTTAAGTATATTATACCACAATTCGTGCAAAAAGAAAAGCGGCAAGCTCTGGAATAGCCTGCCGCTTTGTTGCGTTTGTAGAATCAGCCTTAAACATGCGTCCTACATACACTCAGCTCGTAAAAATATTATATCACACATTTAACATTTTTTCAATGCCTTTCAGCCGGTAGCCTACCGCCGTCCGGCTGTAATGTGTCTGTGCTGCAATGTCCGGCAGCGGGAGCCGCTCAACGTACCGCAGTAAGGCTATCTTACGGTCTACCCTCCCAAGCGGTGCGTTTTTGATGGCTGCGGTCATCTGCTGTCGGTCAAGTCCTTGCAGCGCAGCGGGCAACACTACGCGAGCCGCCGCCACAGGTAGCACCGAGCCAGAAAGGCTGCGGCAACTGTCCAGCGTTGCGCGCTCGAGCGGTCACGGCGCGGCAATGTCCTATTTTGCCGCCGTTGGCAAAATGGTCACGCGCTGCGGGCCACAAAATCGGGTACGCACGCTGATCATAATAATAGCGTGGCGTTTGCTCGTATGTAGTGCTTGCCATAATAATCTCCTTACTGCTTTTCCAGCGCCGCCCGGGCGCGGTCAAAGAAAAACTGAATAATGGCTCCGATAGTCTCATCGGTGATGGCCCAGCTGATGAGCCTGCCGTATTTGCTGGCACTCAGGGCGGCTCGGAGCATCTTGACGACCCACGCCTTGCGCTCTGCGCCGCGCTTTGTCCCCTGGATTTCCTGCTCAGCCCTCTCGATGAGGTCCAGCACCAGCGGCTTTACCGCTGCGCCGTAGCCCAGCCGGATGCAGCCCAGAGCGTAAAAGATCACGCCCCCC